TCTTTTACGAGGATTATGTAATTCTCAGTTATTAACTTGTGCTCCTACAGGTAGTATTGCTACTATGTTAGGAATTTCAACAGGTTGTGAACCTATTTTTGCAACTTCTTATACAAGAAAAACAGAATCTTTAGTTGATAAAGAGAAACTTTATAAAGTATATACTCCAATTATCCAGAATAATTTCATTTCAAAAGGAGTTCCTGAGGATCAATTTCCAGAATATGTAGTAACTTCAGAAAATATTCCTTATATAGAAAGAATCCAAGTTCAAGCTGCTTTACAGAAGTATATTGATGCTTCAATTTCTTCAACAATAAATTTACCTGAATCTGCTACAATCGATGATGTTGAAAGAATTTATAGACTTGCATGGGAACATCATTTAAAAGGTGTAACAGTTTATAGAGCAGGTTGTAAAAGAGGAGCTATTTTATCTAAGAAACCTATGGGAAGTAAAGAATTAATGAAGCGTCCAGAATCAATTGATGCTAAATTAATTAGATTTAAAAATGGAACTGAAAACTGGATTGCATTTGTAGGTTTAGTTGATGATAGACCTTATGAAGTATTTACAGGAATTAATAATATTGAGGATTTTCCAATTCCCTCAACTATTACCGAAGGTAAAATTATTAAGGTAAAAGATGAATTTGGTAAACGATATGATTTTCAATATGTCGATAAGTATGGATATACAAATCGATTAGGAGGATTGTCTCGCATCTTTAATCAAGAATACTGGAATTATGCTAAATTAATATCTGCTCTATTAAGAGGAGGAATTGAATTAGATAAAGTAGTCAAGATTATTGATGGTATGCATTTTGAATCTGATACTTTAAATACCTGGAAGAATGGAGTAAAAAGAGCAATAAAAACATTTATTGTTAATGGAACAGAATCTCACGAACTTTGCCCAGATTGTGGTGACCATTTAATATATGAAGGGGGTTGTACTATATGTAAGAGTTGTGGATTTAGTCGTTGTGTATAATTGTAAATAATAAAATATTAATAGATTAAAATTTAAGAGATATGAAGACAGAAAGAATCGTTTCCGCTCACGGATTAGAAGGTTATCGTGTAACTGATAGTGGTAAACTTATTGGTAAGAGAAATTGTCAGTTAGTTGGATGCTTAAGTAATGGTTATACTCGATATACTGTTAGAGTAAATAAGAAAACTAAGAGTATTAATGGAGCTCGTGTAGTTTGGGAAAGTTTTTATGGTCCGATTTCTAAAGGCTTTGAGATTGACCACATTAATGGTGATCGAAGTGATAATCGTTTGTCTAATCTTAGAGTAGTAACTCATAAAGAAAATATGGCAAATCCTATTACTCGTGCTAGAATGGGTAAACCTCGCAAGCGTTATTCAGTAAAATATGAAAAAGTATAGTGAAGAATTTCGTGATGCAATGACTGATGTTGAAGTAGTTAATATTTCTAAAAATACTCTTCCAGAGTATACTGAAGAGTGAGATGCTGGTTGTGATGTTAGAGTCGATTTTAACAGAATAACTTCAGATGAACCGCTAAAAACAAAAGGAAATTGCCAATTTCTATTTGAAAACGAAGTTAATCCATTAAAATCTTTTATTCTTGAACCTAGATCTCGAGCAATTATACCTACAGGTTTATTTGTTTGTATTCCAAAGGGATATGAAATACAAGTACGCCCAAGATCTGGTTTAAGTTTTAAGGTTGGTCTTACTTTAATTAATTCTCCAGGTACAATTGATGCAAGATATCGAGATGAAGTAGGTTTACTTGTTGTTAATAATGGCTCTGAACCTGTTGTAATAACAGATGGAGAACGTATTGGACAACTAGTACTTAAGCGTGTTGAATTTATTAACTGGATTGTAAAACGTTCTGTTAAAGAATTCTCTGATCAATCTGACAGAGGTGGAGGAACAGGACATTCTGGAGTAAACTAAAATGATTTTAAACTATGACTTACCAAAATTAGAATCTGAATTACTTTCATTTCAACTAGATTCTAAGCAAAAAGAGGTACTCGAATCAGCTCTAAACTATATTAAAAGTAATATTAAGATTAATTCTGATACTAAACATTTATGTATCTCAGGTAGAGCAGGTACTGGAAAAACTCAAATATGTGCTTTAATTGTGAAGATATTGAAGGATAATAATATTCCATTTTTGGTAATTACTCCTACAAATAAGTCAAAGAACGTAATAGCTTCTGTAGTTGATTCAGAAGCTATTACTGTTCATAGACTATTGAGTTTATCTCCACAAGTTGATATACTTGAATTAGATCTTAAAGAGTTAAACTTTATACAAAAAAATACTATATATTTACAATATAAAGCAGTCTGGATTATTGATGAATGCAGTATGGTTAATGATGATTTATATAAATTAATTATTGATCAAGCTGTAGATCATCAATGTAAAATTATATGACTTGGAGATGAAAAACAATTAAGTCCTGTAAGTCAAAAACAAATATCTAAAACATTTAGAAATTCTACTAAATATACTTTAGATAAAGTATATCGTCAATCTTCAGATTCTCCAATTGGAAAAATATTAGAAACGTTACGTTCTAAGCCAATTAGTAGATTTGAATCTACTCTAGATAGTGATTCTGGATCTTTAAAAGTATATAATAATATTCGAGAAATGTTAGAAGAGCATTGTTATCTATTTAAGGTTGGAATGAATCTTGAAGATCAACATATTGTAAAACTAGTTACATATACTAATAAAAGGATTGAAGCTTTAAATCAGATTATTAGACGCTTAGTTTTTAATGATGATGAGGAGTATCATTTTGGAGAGGTCTTAACTGGGTATGATTCTTGTATATATAAAAATCAAGGTATTATTGAAAACTCATCTGATTATTTAGTTAGAGAAGTTGAGGATACTACATTTCAAGGATTAAAAGCATATAAATTAACCTTATATGATCCTTCTAAAGAGTGTGATATTGAAGTTACTATAATTTCAAGATATAATAGTAGTTACGATATTGCTAATTTAGCAGCTCGAATTGATAATATGAGGATTAAAGCTGTAAAAAGTAAAAATGGCAAAGATTGGAGAGCTTATTATCAATTTCAAGAAGCGTTTCTTACTCCCTTTGATTTAGTACATGAAGGAAGAGTTATAAAGAGAAAATCTTTAGACTATGGATATTGTATATCTGCACATAAATCACAATCTTCTTCATATTTAGCAGTATTAGTTGATATGGAAAATATTTTGCAATGTACAGATCCTGAGGAATTACGACAATTACAATATGTAGCTTTATCTCGAACTACTAATGATATATATTTATATCAAAGATAATATGACAAATTACTTCTTTAAAAGAGACAATAATAATAAGATTCGAGTAGTTCAACTAAATTTAAATGAACATACTGATATTCAATCGAATGAAAAATTCTATTCAATAACTGGAGAAACTGGCGTATTGAATGGAAAAATGGTTAAACGACCTTTAGTTACTATTGAACAAGGTAAAGTTAAAAGAACTGTCAAAGAACAAGCTGAATTACAATATAATAGCTTATGCAATAGCTATTTAGATAAAGGGTATAAATCTCAAGAGGAACTTAAAATAAAAGATATAACAGATGAATCAGAAGTAGATTTAAAAGTTCCTAAACAGAATACCGACGCAAAAGGAAACTTAAAGCCTATGTTGGCTCTTAGTGTTGATAGTCTCCCAAAATCTAAACAAAATATATTAGACAATAAATGATATGGGAGTAGAAAGATAGACGGTAGCCTATAGTATGCCGTCTTTAAATTCCGTTAATTCGGTGAACCCTGAGATGGGAATACCGAGCCAAGCATTATAGTAATATAATGAAGGTGTAGAGACTAGTATATGGAGTCTACGAAGTAGATAGTAAAATACCACGAACGCGGAAAATATATGGTACAATATTTGGATGGAGTTCGAAGTTTTATTATATTTGTAATAAATTAATAAAATTATGGAACGAAAATGTTATAAATGCAAGAAAATTAAATCTATTGAGTCTTTTGTAAAAGATAATAGAAATAAAACTGGATACGGATATCTTTGTAAGGAATGTAAAAAAGAGGAAGATAAAAAGTATCATGCTAAAATTAAACAAGATCCAAATAGATGGGCAAAAGAACTAGAAATGCGAAGGAATTGAAAAAGAGATAATCGTAAAAAAGTTCAAGCGAGTTGAACTGAATATAATAATAGACCAGAAGTAAAAGAACAAAAGTCTGAATGGGCAAGAAAACACTTTAATGTAATGCAACTGACAGAAAAGCAATACATACATAAAATGTGAAGAAATGCAAAATCTAGAGCGATTAAAGAAAATATTCCTTTTAATATAGAAGAAACAGATATAATTATTCCTAAGTATTGCCCAATTTTAGAAACAGAACTAGTTTTAAACAAAAATTATAAGAATAGTAATCCAGAACATACTCCCTCTATTGATAAAATAGATCCAACTAAAGGATATGTAAAAGGAAATATTCAGATAATTTCGTTTAAAGCTAATGCTATGAAGCAAAACGCATCGTTTGACGAGTTACAAAAGTTTTCTAAAAATATTATAAAATATATACAACCATATATTAAGATATAGTCCGAACTATAAAGAATAAAATTTATAGAGTTAGAAGATAAAGAGCTTCTAAAAAACAAAAAGGTACGATGTCTAATGTATTATAAGGATAAGGAAGTTTATACTTCTTCTAGAGGAGGTAAAGATTATGATACTCCTACAACTTATATTCGTAAGAATACATTCTTAAATCAATTTTTTAATAATAATCCAAATGTAGTATTAGATGGAGAATTATATATTCATGGAAAGCCTCTATCTTATATTAGTGGAATTGTTAGATTACAAGATCTTTGTGAAAAACACGAAGAACTTCAATATTATGTTTATGATATAGTTGATGAAACTAAAACTTTTCAGGAAAGACTAAAAATTCTAACTGAGTTAGATAAATGTATGAGTTTAAGTTCTATTATTCCTAATAGAGTTGTAGTAGTTAATCATGAAAGTGTATCTGGAAAGGATGCAATTGTTCAACTTCATAATCAGTATATATCTGAAGGTTATGAAGGTTTAGTTATTAGAGATCCAAATGAAAAATATAAATGTGGAGCTCGAGATAAGCGAATGCTAAAAGTAAAAATGTTCCAGGATGATGAATTTGAAATAACTGGAATGACTGATGGCCTTCGAGAAGAGGATTTTGTTTTTAATATGAAAACAAAGGACGGATATCCATTTGAAGCTAAGCCTATGGGAGATAGAGCTTTAAAGAAGTGATATCGAGAAAATATAGACAAATTAATAGGACAAATGGGTACAGTAAAGTATTTTGGATATACTGCAACAGAAAATGCAGTTCCAAATCTTCCAGTATTCAAAAGTCTACGAGATAAAACTGATTTATAATGAAACTTACATTAAAGCAACTTAAAGATTTAATTTCAAGTTATCGTACTGCTTTAAATGAAGCAGAGAATTTTGAAAGACTAGGTTTTGATATTAGAAGTAGTGAGATGTGGTATTATTTAGAACATGCTCTTGATATAGCTTTAACGTTGTATTTTGGAGAGAATGTTTCTGAAAAAATATGGAATTTTATTTTAAATGATTCTGTAAATGAATTTGCTACTATTGAGGAATTATTTGAATTTGTATCAGATAAATATTCAGAATTAGTTAATAAAGATACAGCACTTACACTTGATCAACTTCAAACATTATTTCCTCAGGAAGAAATGTTTAAGTATTTTGATAAAGTAATTAAAGAACAAACTAAACAAAAAGAAAATGAAACAACCGTTTAACCTATCTCAAGAAAAAATTGATCAACTTTTTCGACATTGTATATTCGATCTAACTTCAAAAGCTATAGGTAATAAATATATGTATTATCATACTTCTGATAACGCTTATCGATATAGAATTCAATGGACTGAAAAAGATGATAGATCTTATCATTCTTATCCATGTAGCGATATTACAGAAGATCTTTTTGAATCAGATAACTTAAAATTTAGGATAATTATATATCGTACTTTTGAAGATACTGTATTTGGAGCGTATCCATGTACTAGTATTGCTCTTGAAGTATCTGATTTAGATTTTGAAGAACTTCAAAAAGTTAAATTAGAAATATATAATACATATAAGGAATTTTATAATGATTTATTAGAAAGTGCTCCTTGTGAACTTTCATCTATTGAAGCACATCCTAGAGTTATAAAACCTAATGAATAAAGAAGAGATTAAGGAATTAAAAGAGAACAAGGATATTAAGTATATTTATAAAATTCCTTGTTCTCTTTTTGAAACTGATCTTTTAGTTATCATTGGAAACATTAAAACCAAATATGATAAAGAAAAACATTGTTTATATTTTTCTTTTGAAGATTGGTTTCAAAGAACTGATTGTGGGGATCTTTTACCATATGTATGTTCTACACTTAATAAAAAAGGAAAGATAAAAGAATATCTTAATGTTTATGTAAAACCTGATTTAGTTAAGTTTAGAAATTATATTATTAAAGATCCTAGTATTACTCCTTTAGAAAAGTATATAGAAGTTAATTGGGCATTACAAATTCTTAGAGAGTTTAAAGTAAATCGTCCAGATGTGTTTTCTAGAGAATCTAATCTTGAAGAACTTATGAAAAATAAGTACCAAAAAGATTTAAGTACTTTTCTAACGGAAGTCCATCCTATGTATATAAAGCAATTTTATGACAAAAAATAAATTAACAATAATTGTAATGGTTGGACCTCCAGCTAGTGGCAAAACCTCGTGGTCTAAAGAGTTCGTGAAGGGAAAGTCTACTTGGATTCGGGTGAATAGGGACGATCTTCGACTTATGTGTGGTGATTATTGGATTCCGTCTCGGGAAAAGTTAATTAATACTCTTGAAGAAACAACTATTACCTCTGCTTTAGAGCAAGGTTATAACGTTATAATTGATGCTACTAATCTTAACCCTAAAACTAGGGCTAAATGGGAAGAAATTGCCTCAAATTTCGATGCAAATATTGAATATAAGGAAATAGTTATCCCATATAAAGAAGCTATTAAACGAGACAAAAATAGGGATTTACAAGTAGGAGAAGATACAATACGTATGTTTTATCGAAAGTATTATCCTGATCTATTGAAACAAGAATTAGACGAAATATAATATGAAATATGTACTTATTGAGTGACCTGAAGTACAAGAATTAATGAGTTATGATGATTTTGATTGTCATGCGCATCTCGTTAATGATGAAGGTTGAATTGATCAGTATGGCCCTTCTTCATACTTTGTAGAAGAGGATTGATTAAAAAAGTTAAAGAAATGTTAAGAATATATAATATTTATATCCAGATATACAATAAATTGTGTTCACTCAATAATATAGTTTTGCAGGAAAATTTATTGTATTTAACACTAATACTACAATCTTATGTCCACTAGATCTAGAATAGGAATGATAAATCCATATGGTAGTGTTAGTTCAATTTATTGTCATTTTGATGGATATCCAGAAGGTGTTGGGAAAACTCTACATGATAATTGGAATGATATAAATGATATTATTGAACTAATTGCCAATGGAGATATATCTTGTTTAGGAACAGATTTAGATACAACAAGTTTTTATGCAGATGGATCTGGCGCAATTATATCTCCAACTGAAGAAGATTACTATAATTTAGATCCAATAATGATTGAGTATCATTATTTATATAAAAATGGAGAATGGATATGTAAAGAGGTAAACCTTAAGGAACGTTTTAATGAAAGCTCGAGTTAAGAATTTTGATGTAGAGGTAGAACCTATGACTAAATATGAATTTTATGATAGAATTAAGAAAATTCAGTTACAACATCCTGAAAATAAATGAGTCAAAGGTTATTATATTAACTGGAATGGATATGAATTCTGGTTAATGGAAGAAAATTTTAATAAATTATACGAAATAATAGAATGTTAATCCGAGGTAAAACTGTATATGTTTATGATATTGAGATATTTCCAAATGTATTTCACTGTACAGTAAAAAATTCTGAAACAGGAGAATATTTATATTTTGAAATTTCTGAAAGACGAAATGATCTTTTAAAATTGGTTAATTTCTTTTGAACTATTCAAGAAGAACCTCAAGATGGCATTTGAGCAAAAAACTATACTACAGATCTACAATTCTTTACAGATAAAATATTTTGTGGATATAATAATTTACATTATGATAATCCTATAATTAATTATATTATTGATTATCATAAGAAATTGTCAACACTTGATTATCTTAGTGTTTGCAAATCTTTATATAATCTTAGTAATGAAATTATTAGATCTACAGATAGTAACTTTACTTCTTGGAGTAAATGGAAATATAAAATTTATTTTGAAACCTTGGATTTGCTTACAATGTTATATTCTCAGAAATTGAGAGTTGGGTTGAAGGAAATGCAAGTAACAATGAAATTTCGTTGTGTACAAGAGTATGAAGGAGACTTCCAATCTTGGCTTCCTGCATCTGAAATTCCAAACATGATTAGTTATAATGTTAATGATGTCGATTCTACTGAAGAATTATTAAATCGATGTAAAAGAGATATTGATTTAAGAATTGCTATTGAGGATGAATATGGAGTTAAGGTACTTAATAAGGATGGTGTAAATATTGGTATGAAGATTATTACTCAAAAATATCTTGAAAAAACTGGTCAGACCTGGAAACAGATTAAAGACTTACGTTCTCCTTGTGATATGATTGATTTGAGTAAAGTTATTCTTCCAATTGTTAAATTTGACACTCCTATTCTTCAGTCTGTATTAGAAGAAATGAAGAAACAAACAGTATCTCCAGGAAGAAAAGGATATGAAAAACATTTTATATTAGACGGTCTAGAGTATTGTGTTGGAGTTGGAGGTATACATTCTGTTAATAAACCTGAGGAAATAATACCTAATGAAAATCAGATACTCAGTGACGTAGATGTAGCTTCTCTATATCCTAGTATGATTATAGAACATAAGTTTTATCCTCAGCATTTAGGTAAAGAGTTCCTTGAAGTTTATTCTCAAATTAAGGATGAACGTATTGAAGCAAAACATAATGGTAATAAAATTAAAAATGAAACATTAAAACTTGCATTAAATGGATTATCTGGAAATTTACAGAATGAACATAACTTTTGTTATTCTCCATTTACTGTTATGCAGATTCGTATTAATGGGCAGTTATTATTATTAATGTTAGCTGAGAAGTTTATCAGTATTGGATGTACTATAGTTCAGGCAAATACAGATGGTTTATTTGTATTAAGACCAAAAGACAAGGAAGTTGAGTTTCAAAACATTTGTAGAGAATGGGAAAAGTTAACAAAGTTAACTTTAGAGGAAGATCGTTTTGAAGCTATGTATCAATATGCAATTAATGATTATCTTGCAGTAAAGGAAGGTTATTCTGAAACAAAAGATCCTAAGTTACTGAAAAAGAAAGGAATGTTTATAGATGAAGTTAAACTTGGAAAAGGAATGGATGCTATGATTATTCCTGAATCTGTTAATAAATGTTTAGTAGATAAAGTCCCTGTTGAAGAAACAATTAGAAATTGTAAGGACATTAATAAGTTTATTACCTATCAGAAAGTAAGCAGAGATTATTCAGTTGAATATGATGGTAAATTAATTCAAAGAATTAATAGATATTATATTTCTAATGATGGACCATGGTTATATAAATGTAAGGTAGATTCTAATAATCACCGATCAAATTATATTAAACTATTAACTGATTCTGGAGTTACTATTATGAATACTATTGAAAAAGATCAACCAATTCCAAGTAATATTAACTATAGATTTTATATATCAGCCGCTAATAAAATTGTTAGTTTCTTTAAAAATAAACAATTAACTTTATTCTAAAACAATGAAAATTTATGAATTAATATATTATTGAGATGATTGTGCTTATGGATGTGATATTTCTAATACTATATTAGTTAAATCTCAAGAAGAAGTAGAAAAACTTAAAGCAGATTTTTGTGCAGATCAATCACAAAATGCAAAGTTAGAAATAGATACTCCAGAAAATATGATATCATATCAATATAAAGAAGATAGATCGGTACTCCTTATTAAAGAACATAATATATAAATGAATTATTTTTAATGCAATTTGATATTATGAATATAAATTTATATATTTGTAACATCATAATGTACTAAAAAATAATATAATATGAAAAATAATAAGTGATGTGTTTATAAACACACAAGTCCTTCTGGAGGAATTTATATTGGGATAACTAAACAAAATCCTATAGTTAGATGAAATAATGGTTTTGGATATAAAAGAAATCCTCATTTTTATAATGCTATACAAAAGTATGGTTGAAACAACTTTCAACATGAAATTATATTTTCAAATTTAACTCAAGAAGAAGCAGAAAATTACGAGAAAATTTTTATCGCTAAATATAAAAACGGAGGTAAGTGTTATAACATTCTAGATGGAGGATTGCACTCAATAGTAAATACTTCTAAAAAAGTTTATCAATATTCTTTGGAAGGAAAATTTCTAAAAGAATGAAATTCTGCAGTAGAGGCAGCAGAATTTTATAAAGTATCTCAAAGTACTATTACTAATTGTTGTAATCCTAAATATAGAACTAAAACAGCATGTGGATTTATTTTTAGTTATAATAAAATAATTACACAATCTTCAGTAATTCCTATTTCTCTAAAACCAATAAATCAATATGATTTAAATATGAATTTAATAAAAACATGATCTTCTAGAAAAGAATTCCAAAAAGAGTTTCCAAATTGAAGAATTAGTGAGTGTTTAAATGGTAAAAATAAATCCTGTAATAATTACATATTTAAATATGTCGATGAAAATAATACATTAGAAAAACCCATTCATCGAGGGAAACAGATTGTTATTAATGGAATTACGTATCAATCCTTAAAACATGCTTCTTATAGCCTAAAAATATCTATATATAAAATAAAGAAATTATTATGTTAAAATTGTTAAAATTTGGAGCTTCATATTGCGCACCTTGTCGATCTTTAACTCCTATTCTTGAAGAACTTAAAGATAAAGTAACTATAGAAGATATCGATGTAGATGAAGTAGATCCTGTCGTACTTACAAATTATAAGATTAGAAATATTCCAGTATTGATTATTACTAAAGATAATGTAGAAGTTTGGCGCCATGTAGGAAGTATTTCTAAAATAGATCTCGAAAATAAGCTTAAAGAATATGAGACTAATTAAACCATCTATAGAAATACTTGAACAAGGCTCAGGAATTCAAGGAATTTATAAGCAAATTGAGAAAGCAGGAAGAACCGCATATAAAAGTGAAAATTATATTACAGAAGGTTCTGCGGAAAAGTTTGTAAACATGATTAAAAATAAGAACCATGGAGCTTGTCTAGAGCACGGTACTGTTTATTTAAAAACCTACAATCCTAAAATATACTATAAATATCGTAATAACCAATATTCTAAAGTTAAAATCATTAAATATTCAAAAACAGGATGTGATGAATTAGATCTACAAAATTCTGCATATGACGTAGGATTCATTACTACTAATTATCGAGTATTATATGAAAACGATTGGTTAGACGATCTTTCGTATATTTGTGAACCTACTGAATATCATGAAAAAAGGATCACTGTAAAGTTTGTACTTCCTATTTCTATAAGTAGAGAATTTTTAAGGCATAGAATATTTTCATTTATGGAAATGAGTACAAGATACTGTAATTTTAATAAAGAGAAGTTTAACAATGAAATCACATTCATTATTCCGTATTGGTCATCTCTAAAAGAAGCTAGGTATGTTTATTGGGATGGAGACTATGTAGAAGATACTACTCCAGAATCTTTACCACATACTATTCTAAAACACGTTGTGGGAGATAATGACGATGTGTTTTTATCAGTATGTGAAAATGCTGAATTATGTTATAAGCAACTAATTAACTCAGGAAGAACTCCACAGGAAGCTAGAGAAGTCTTACCATTATGTACTAAGACAGAACTAATTATGACTGGAACTATTGAACAATGGAAAGGATTCTTTAAATTACGTAGCTCATTATATGGAGCAATAGGAGCTCATCCTCAAGCAGCAGAACTAGCAGATAAACTGTATATACAGTTTAAGGAGAAAAATTATATTTAAAATGAGCCATTATAAAGAAACAGTACAGTATGATCATATAGATGAAGAACAAGAACATTCTTTTAGACATCTTTATGCAGATTGAAATTCTAAAACAAATACTGTAACTGTATGAAATAAAGAAGGTATAGTTATATATAGTGGATACGATGATGAAGCTAAAGCTTTAGGTTGTTTATTATCTAATATTAGATGCCAAAAAATCGATAAATTTCCACATGAAGATTAAAATTATAAGATATGCAACTCATTAAAGCATGTAAAGAATTAATGATTAGAGAGCCCTTTTATGGGCTCTTTCTTCTTAATTTAAATAAAGAAATATCTGATACATATGTAGATACAGCTTGTGTTTCTAGAAATGGAGTAAATTCTAAACTAGTTATAAATCCTAATTACTGAGATAAATTAACTGACAGTCAGCAGTTAGGTTTATTAAAACATGAGCTAATTCATATATGTTTTAACCACATGTTTATTGAATCAGAACTTCGAATTAGTGATCATAAATTATTTAATATTGCTTGTGATTTAGTTTGTGATCAATACATAAAAGATGTTCCTGATAATATGTGGGATCAACTAAAAGACAAATATCCTGATTTAGCAAAAAACTTAGAAAAGGATAAAGGTGCAAAATATTATTATGAAGAGCTAATAAAATATGCACAGAAAAATTCTCAGTCTGGACAGAAAGGGCCAGGTAATGGGAATAGAGGCACAACACAAGGTCTTGATGGAATTAGTGGAGGAGCTGATGATCATAAGTCTTGGAAAGAATATCAAAATCTTGATGAAGCAGGAAAAAAATTAATGCAAAATCAAACTGAGCATCAATTAAAAGAAGCAGCTACAGCTACTACTAAAAGTAGAGGTAGTATTCCAAGAGAATTTCAATCAATAATTGATGCATTATTTAAAGTAGATCCTCCTATATTTAATTGGAAAATGTATTTCCGAAGATTATTAGGAAATTCATTCAAAACTTATACAAAAAAATCTCTTCGAAAAGAGTCTAATAGATTTGTTGGAAGTGCAGGAATCAAAGTAAAGCATAAACAACATATTCTTGTTGGAATTGATACATCTGGATCTGTAAGTGATTCAGAATTACAAGATTTTTTTAGTGAGATCTATCACATATATAAAACTGGGTCTATGGTAACTATTGTAGAATGTGATGCCGATATTCATAAAATATACGAATATAAAGGAAAGTTTGATGGAAAAATTACAGGTAGAGGAGGTACAGATTTTAAACCTGTAATAGATTATTATAATGCTAATCTAAATAAATATACTACTTTAGTATTTTTTACGGATGGTTATGCTCCATTAGACACATTCAAACCTATGCGACAAATGATGTGGGTTATTACAAGTAATGGGTGTAAAACTCAAAAATATCCAGGACATACTATTTTTATACCATAAAATATGAAGAAAAATATAAATACAATTAATATTGAAGAATTAAAAACGTTAGCTAGTTATATTATTGATAATAATAAACGATTATATAATGAGCATAAAAAGACTACTGCAATTGAAGTAGTAGGTGAGTCAGGTTTAGGAAAAACTTCAGCTATTATTCAGTTAGCTAAGGAAAGAGGAATGGATTGTGTCAAGTTAAATCTCTCTCAATTAGAAGAATTAGGAGACTTAATTGGATTTCCGATTAAAGAATACTATGTTTGCACTGAACGTCCTAGAGTTGATGATGAGGGAATGCCATTAGTAGAAAACGGTGTAATAGTAAAGGATGAAGACTGTATGTGGGTTTCTGCAGACGTTTTAGATTCTTATATTGCAGAAGGTTATCGTATTAAGGATAATATATCTCGAATGGGATATGCTCTTCCAGCTTGGGTTCCAACTAATCAAAATCCTAATGGAACAATTTTAATTCTTGATGACTTTAATCGTGCGGATTAAAAAATATATTGTAAAGTTTTGTTTCCCTGAATAAATTTAGTATCTTTGATATAAATTTAAAAATATGGAAAAACTAACATTACAAAAGATTAAAGTTTATAAAAAAGTTTGTGGAATTTATAAAATAAAGATCCACGATAAAGAATATATAGGAAGTTCAAAAAATATTCAGCATAGATTAAGACAACATCTAATTACTTTAAAACAAAATAAACATCACAATCATACTATGCAAAATTTGTATAACAAGTATGGCATTGATAATATTTATTTTGAAGTTATAGAAACTTGTCTTGAGGAAAATAGAATTAGTAGAGAAAAATACTATATAAATAGTATTAAACCTTATATAAATCATATTTTAGACCCTGAGAATATCATTAGAGATAAAGAATATAAACATAGAATAAGTATCTCTAAAAAGAAATATTATGAGACACATTCTCCAGTTAATATAAAAATGGTATATCAGTATAGTTTAGAAGGAAAATATCTTCAAAGTTATAAATCGATAACAGATGCAGCTATATCTACTAACCAAGATACTACTGCAATATGTAGTGTATGTAATAATCGTAGTTATACTGCTGGTGGATATAGATGATCATTTGAATTAAAAGAAAATCTTTCTAAACTAAAAAAGAAATATAAGAAAATACCTGTTATTCAATATTCACTTGATAATGTTTTTATTAAAGAGTGAGATTCTAAAACAGATGCTGAAAAAGAACTAAAAATTTGTAATATATCTCGCGCTATAAGAAAAAATCTTACTGCAGGAGGATATAAATGAAAGTATAAAATCTAGAGGTCCGCATAAAATAGCGTGAATTGCTGGAAAAGCCTGAGGAGGTCAATCAGCAGCTAAGCTAATTAGTAATAATTAGAAAGTTCAACGACTAGTACATGGAGTCCAGGAATGGATAGTAAAGTACCACGAGTGCGCTACACTATTTATATAGTGATGATATAGTCTGAACTACGTTATAACCTAAGAAAAGACGTAGAAGTATAGGATAAAGAGCCTATACGATAACAATAATGCCTAGATTTATACAAGCTACCATGGAGTTGGTGGACAGAGGCGAATATATAAGTTGGTCATTACCTCCTAATTGTACTATTATATTAACTTCTAATCCAGATAATGGAGATTATAACGTTAACTCTATGGATAATGCTCAAAAGACTCGGTACATTAGTTTTGAATTAGGTTTCGATAAAGATGTATGGGCTCGTTGGGCAGAAAAGGAAGGAATTGATGGACGTTTTATCAATTTCGTTCTTTCTTATCCTGAGATTATGAACAAGGAGGGAGGAGTACAAAAAGTTAATCCTCGAAGTTTAGTAACTTTTGCTAATACTATTTCAGGTTTTAAAGATTGGTCTGATACAAATACTTTAGGTTTAATTCTTAATATTGCCCAAGGATGTTTTACATCTGAAGAAAACGTTATTGGAAACTTATTTACCACATTTATTGCTAATAAGTTAGATAAATTAATGGACCCAGATACAATGTTAAATAAAGATTGGGATTATGTTAAAGGAGAATTAGCAAAACAAGTATATGATGGTACTAACTATCGTGCAGATATTGCTGCAGTTTTAACAACTCGATTCTGTAATTTTGTAAATCTATATCTTGATACAAAAGGTAGTAAAACAGAAGTAGCTGTTGATAGAATTCTTAAAATTATTGAGCATGATAAGATGTTATTTTCTGAGGATTTGATTTTCAGTTTAATTAAAACTCTCCAAAAAAATCATCCTACAAGATGCAATAAATTGTTATTAAATCCTAAAGTAGCTAGAAAATTAATATAATATGTTATTTAATTTAAATAATACAAAATTAAGAATAGTTGTTTGCGACTATTATAGAAGACAAGGAAATAGTAGTAATAGTTCCTATTATAGTAATAACATAAGTAATACTTGCCTTGCAGATATGATTGTTATTTATGATGTTAATGGGAGTAAAAAACATATTGGAGACGATTGTTATTATACTAGTCCTTTTTGTGCAGAAAAAGTATTTGGTATGTATTTAGGAGATAATGATAGTATAGAAACTATCATTTCTTCTAAAACTTTAACAAGTCTAACTGGAGTAAAAAGAGTATATTTTGATCCTAAATCTAAATATCCTCGATTTAAACTAAGCGAAGCTACTACTATAAAACGTAGTTTAACTGCTGCAAAAGCAGATGTTTGTATACTGCCAAAAGTAAAATATAGTGTATATACGCCTCAATATAGTTCAGGAGGTGCTCCAAGGGATAAAAACATTAAATTATATTATTCTCCATCAGAAGATACTTATTATCTAATTGATCATAAACCTGGAGCTTGTTATCAAAGCAGCAGTAGTAAAGACTTAAACAACTTTATTAATAAAGCGATAAATACTAGCTCTTCAGATCCTCTTGAACAGTTTGCTTCAGCTATAATGTCTGAAGGAATTATTCCTGCAGACTGTACATTATTTTATTCAGGTAAATGCTGTTTCTTTACAGATAATTCAGAGTATGAGCAAGTTAATAATATTTTAAATAATTATATGAAAGTAATATATGATACAGAATTAGATAAATTTGTAAGTAATAATTTGTCTGATCTTACAGAGGACGATCTTAAATCTTTATCTGGAATGTTAGGCTCTCAAGATCCTACTGTTGTAGGTATGGGTATTAAATTACTCTCTGGATATAATATTCCAGATTCAGCTTGTTCTGTAGGTATTCTACTTATGAGTAACTGGAATACTATTACAAGTAATCCTGCTTTTAAAAGTGTAGGATTTCAACAAATTTTAAATACATTAGGAATTTCTGAAAGAGAGGTTTATAGTGGCATTACTGATAATATTATAAATAAACTTTATAAAAGTAGTACAAATGATGCAGATAAAGAAAAGGCTAGAAAGATAGTTATAGACAAACTCAAGAAAAGTTTTGAAAAGAAATGGGCTGAACATAAGTCACAACTTGATGCTATACCTATGAATTTCGATTTTACATTAGAATAAGTGAAAAATATCATAGCTATTCAAGGTTTTAAAGGAAGTGGAAAAGACGAAGTTGCTAAATATCTAAACTATTTATTAAATACTCCAACTTGTTTACATTCTTATAGTATTGCTTCCGCATTAAATTTTATTCCTATACCGTTTATGATTTCAAAGCGTTGAAAGATAGTACATTATGCAGATAAACTAAAGGAAATGTTATCTATTATGATGAATGTAGATAAGAGTAAGTTTGATGATAGAGAATTTAAAGAATATTATCATTTTGATTTTCAGAAGTTTTTACTTTACGATAGTAGAGTAAAAACTTTTGGAAACGAACCTACAGATAAAGTATTTGCTAGAGAATTAAAAAAAGAAAATAGAAATTTAGCTATAGAATATAATTTATCTATTAGACAAATATTACAATATTTTGGTACAGATATAATGCGTAAATATTTTGGAGATAAATTATGGATATATTCAACACTTCAAAGTGGAAATAAAAATAATATTATAATTGCAGATCAAAGATTTGCAATTGAAAACGAAGTAGTAAAAGAATACAATGCCTTTATTATTCATGTAACAAGAAAAGGTTGTAGTATAGGTTTACATTCTTCAGAAAGGGAATTAGATGCTCTTTATAAAAAACATAAATTTGATATATCGTTAGTAAATAATGGTACATTAAAAGAATTATTTAATAAATGTAAAAATATTGTATATGGCTACTGAAATTAAGTTCTGTAAAAACTGCGCAGATAATAAGATTACACATAAGTTTCAAGATGAAAAGTACGGAAAATTTATTCGGGTTTTTAATATTGGAGAAAAATCAGGTACTTCTACTTGTACTATTTGTAATGGTAGTAAAAAAGCTAAGAAATAATGAATAAAATTATATATAAATATCCTCTAGAATTTACTTATCCTCAAACGATTAAGTTACCTAGTAGTGCAGAAATTTTATATGTTGATAGCCAAAGAAATACACCTACAATTTGAGCTATAATAGATACAGATGATAAATCAACAATCGAGGTTGATGTTTATATAATTGGTACTGGGCAAACTTTTGATGCTAGTAATAAATTATATATTGGTTCATGTATAACCGAAAACGGAAACTTTGTTTGGCATATATTTATTGATTACTCTAAGAGCGAAAATATAATATTACCAGGTGTTGATCTTTAAAAATAAATTGTTTTACTTCTATGAAAAATCCCCTTACTTGCTTAATTGCGAGTAAGGGGATTTCTTTTGCCTCTATCTGCTTATGCGGATAGAGGTTATTTTTTTTAATCTAATTTATCTCCAATATACTTAAGATCACTCATAAATCCAAATGTACTTGTAGCTCCTTCCCAGAGATTTTTATCTCCAGTAATAACAGCTGTACTTTGATTTACAATATTCTTAATAATAGAGTATGCAGGTGGATTTAAGTCTCCTGCAAATTGTGCAACAATATTTTGAATTGGACCATCTTGAAATGATGTATATAAAGCCATAGCTCCTAAGTGTCCTAATGCTCCTAATTCTTCTTTATTTTCTTCTGAAAGGAATACTGCATATATCATCCACATTATTAGACTCATAAATATTAAATCAGTTAAGAATAAATAAAAATTAGCCTTTTTAGTTGGATTAGCTCATAATGCTTTAAATTCATTATAATCCATTTTACCTATAGCTTTTAGAAAATCAATCATAGAATAAGCAATACCTTCAATAAATCTTCCTTGCCATTCTACATAAGGAGTAGCTGTTTCTCCTTCTTTTACATTTGTTTCAAGATCAACTCTTGTAGTAGGTAACCCATTTTCTCCTGTTGATTGAATCATTACATAACGAACTCCATTTTCATCAAATTTTTCTACAAACTTACCTTGATCATAAGTTCCAGGTTTAAGAATCCATTGTTCAAGTTTAGCAGAAAGGAATGTACGGAATTGTAACATCATAGCTCCCATAAACATACTTTTAGCAAGCATCTGAGTATTTTTATCATAGTGTCCAAAACAAAGTTCTGCAAAAGACTTAATACTAGTTGCTTCTCTAACAGTATAGGCTCTAGGTAACGGCTGTCCTTTTTCAATATTTCACCCTTCTTGATTAAATTGCTGTCTATAAGCTTCATATAATCCTTCTTGTCTCTTATAAGCTTCAGAATTTACATCAGCTCCTGCAGCAGTAAACACATTAAAACGTTTATCCTTCTTAAAGTCATATACTAATTCATCATCTGAATTTAAACTATATGCTTCTCAGCATCCATCATGAATCATTTTTGCAATTAATAAGCCCATTCTATGATATACATCAGGAGCTCTATTACAAACATATAACATATCAGAATTAAAGTTCTTAATACCATTACGAGATTGACTGAGTTCTTTTTGAACTATGTCGGCGTCCATATTAGCCATACCAAAGTCTGCATTTAAAGCTTCAACTTTTGTTAAAGTAGCAATACGCTTTGGACTATCTTTAAAGATAATTCCTCAAGCTTCAGCTAAATCCTTTCCAGAAAATTGATCTTTTCCATAAGCATTTGTCATAGCTCTACTAATATGAATTCACATACCTTGCATCATTTCTCGAAGTCCAGATCTTAAGTTAAGACCTAAAGCAGTAGCAGTAGTAAATTTCTTAATTGCAGCTAAAGTTTTATAAACAGGTTGTAAACCTTTATCCATAATAGGTTTATTATAGATATTAACTGTTAGATACTTATCAAGAAATTCAAGTAAGTTTTCTGCTTCTTGTCCATACATTGCTTGATTATACTGTAATGCTATTTTAATTCCTTGAATTTGAGGAATAATATCATTGTATTCTGCTTCTGCAACATATGCATGAATATAGCTTCTTAATAAATCTTCGAGTTGAGTTTCAAGACTATTTATTCCATGATTTGATATAATTTGCTCTCGGGTATCATTTCCAATTTTAAATTTGTTATATACTCTTTGCGCATCTTTAGCAAGATCAAAATCCTTCATTTGTTCCTCAAACAGCCTTAACATATTAGTAACTTCTTGATACTCCATTTTAAGACCTTCTTTAAAACCTTTATTATGGAATTGAGACTTCATAGAACCAATAGTTACAGGAACTTGATAATAAGTTCCGTCTTCTATTGCTTGTTGATAACGTCCAGGATTTCCTTCAAAACGAAGTTGGTTTACAATTTCTGTAAATGTTTTTATTAACGCTTTTTCTTCTTTAGCTAAAGAACTATCATTAATGTCTTTTAACATAAAATCTTTTGTAATATTACCATTTTCATCTCTTCTAAATAGATTATCAAAATATTTTACTTCTCCACCTATTAAACGGTTTTGATCTTTAAATTTATAAAATTCCTTAAATACTTTTCTAATCTTAGAATCCCAAGCTAATTCTTGTCTACGTATCTTAGTTTCTGTTACTGCAACAATACGTCCAACTTCTTGAGCTGTTAATGAAGGTGCATTATTAATACTTGTAATGTTTATTCCTGTATGAAAACTACCTGTTACACTAACTCATTTTGCAGGGTCTGGTTCAATGTATACTTCATATCCTCTTACTTTATTAAGAGCTTTTCCAAGTAACATATAAGAAGTTTGTAAAGGATCATCAAAATTTCATTGTCCAGTGTGTATTGCTTTACGCAATCCCTGAGCATTATCAAGTTTCCTAAGTTCTTCCATTCTATTTTTTAGAAATTCTCCACCTTTAACAATATCATCAGCACTAAATGTAATAGCTCAATTTCCAATATGTTTTAGTTTTTCAGGACCACATATATCAGTGATTGTACTTACTACAGATTCAATAGTTGAACTAAAATTTGATCTCTTAAGATTTATAGGAACATTATGTATTCTACATAATTCTACAAAGTTATCATATAACTTATCAAAATATTGTTCTGAACCAGTTTGTTGCCAAATATTAATACTTTCAATTTTATTAATTCGATAGTTTTCATATTTAATAGCATCACTATTTAGTAATGCCATTACCTTAATTAAGTCAATATTTCCATTTGTTGCAGACATTATTTTATGTTCATCAATATCTCGATTAGCTATTGTTGAACCTAAAATATTTGTTCCCTTTTCAAGTTTAACTGTTTGATGAGTAACATTATTTGTAATAGATACTATTTCTAATACTTTATTTTTTGTAAATACTAATAAACCTGCGGAAATAAATGATGGATTATTTTCAAATTGCCATTCTCCTTCAATATATTTTTCAATATGCCTACGTAAAAAGTCTCCTTTGTATGGATTATCCTTTGCAATATCGTTAATATCCATCGATCCCTGCTGGACATTTATAATATCCTGAGCAATATCAGCTAACTCATTTCCACGTCGCTCATTAATACTTTTTATATAGTCCTCTAACTTTTTATCAAGTTCTTCTTCCGTTTGAGCATATTCTCACCTACTTTTTACAGAATCTTTAGGTTTATATTCATTTCAGAATCTATATTTTCCATATCCTGCTTCAGGAGCAGAAGAACTAATATATTGAACGATTTTTTCTTTATAAAACTTAAAGTTTGCGTTCTTTCTTTGAACTTTTGAAGATAGTTCATAATTAGGAAAGAACTTACTCATAGGTTCTTCAATAGTTTTAATAATATCAAATGAATCTGTTAAACGTCTAATAGGAATAATTTCTCTAACTCTATCATAATATTTTCCAATTGTATTAGATGGATTTACTATAATATTATCAGAATCAATGTATACACTCGATAAATTATCAATTTGAGATAAATTATCATTTCCTGAATTATCTTTTTTATAATCAATATCAAGTTTAACAGGAATAATTCCTACTGTAGCTACATTAATACCTTGTTGTTCTAACATAGCTTTATAGAAGTTTAACTGATATGCTGCACCTAATTTTTTAGTAGAAGCTCATACATTATTTAATAATGCATTTCTAGTTTCATCTCAAGCTCCTACTGCTTTTCGAGATACTTTAAAATCTCGAATATGAGCATTACCATTTTTATCTACAATTAATAAGTCAATTCTACCATTAATTGAATTTAATCCTGCTGCTTTATAAGGTTCAGCTATATCTTCAGAAACAATTGGTATTTCAGTAATGAATTTACAGTCTCTTCCAAATTTTTCTTTAGTGTCTTCTATAAAATCTCTTAATTGGTTTTGTAACAATGATACTTGCTCTTCATTTAATAATTTTGGAGTATATTCTATTTCAGGATTAATTACAGATTCAAAAAGTTTATGTACTTCTGTACCATAATCGGTTAGTTGAGTTCAACTCTTTTGTAGATCCTCCAAATATTTATCTGCTTCGTTCGAAGTCATGCCTTTTTTCATTAGTCTTTCTTTTTCTCTTTTCAGATACTCTTCAAGATTAAATTTTGTAACTAATACTTTAGCTAAATCAAAAGGATCTCCATAGGTTGTAAGGAACTTAGTAACACCCATTGATTTATCTAATTTTAGAGCAATTTCCTTTTCTCCGTCTTCATTTGTTATTTCAAACTCTGTAGCAAGTGATTTATATTTTTTTATAGCTTCACTTATTTTATCTACAGTGACTTGTTGTTGATCTACTTGTAGTGTTGCATCAACATTATCAACTACCATATTTTGAACGTAGTTGTCAAGAAACGTGTCCAACTCCATTTCGGAGTTGAACACTTTCTTTTCACCGTTTATCGTAATTTCGTATGTACAATTTCTTGCCATTATTTACAATCTTCTTTTATAATATCATCATTCATTAATTTATTCTTGACTGTAGCTACTTTTTGACTAAGTTTATAGTTTTCATGAATAAAACTATCATAGAATGGCATGATTTCTCCACTATTAATAATAGCTTTAAGTTCAGGATTAGCAATTGAAAGAATTTCATCTATAATTTCTAATTCTGCATCAGATTTAATATATCCATTATAATAGTCTGTAATCATAGTTGCTAAAACTTCTTCATCAAAGTCAGATCCTTTCTTATTTCTATAATAAGGATTTTGTCGCATTCTATTTCATAATTCAGTATCTTGTATATTACCTAAAATCTTATAATAAGACTCGGCATGCATATTTCTGGCATCTGCTAAATATAGATGTGAGAACTCATGAATTAGAGTATCATCTGTAGCTCTATCAATATTAATATAAATTATTCCTTCTTTAATAAATCCTTTTGCGTTTTTAATTGCAGTATCTTCATTAATTACATCCTGATCTGTTACTAATCTTACATTTTGTAAAGAATTTACATTTTTTACTAATTCTGTAATCTTAGTAGACATTGGAGTTTTTAAGTCATAGAATTTGGTTGGTCCATTGTCAAATAAAGTGAGTTGATTTGGATCAGTTCTAACAAAAGCTCCTGAATTAAAGATGATGTGTTTTAAAGTGTTAGATATAAGATTTTTAGAAGATGTATTAATGTTATCAAACTCATCTACTAATATATCATGTTCGCTTATTAGTTTATTAGTTATATTATATACTTTTTCATCTTCAAATAACTCTGCTACACTTTCAGCTGTACCTCATTCCTTATAATAGTCAAAATCAATATAAGAAACAACTTCTTCATTATTTTTATCTGCTTTTGTTTCTGCAACTTCAATAATTTTAGCAATTTTTAAAGCTTCTTCAACAGATATATCCGTTTTAGGAATATTGAATCTTACTTGTCTATATTGCTCATTTCCATTAGACACTAATACTGGTTTAGTAGTATCTATAGTTGAATTATTATAATCTCTATCTAAAGAAGTATTTTCTTCAGATTTAAATCCAATAGTTTCAACATTTTCATTTGCGGCATTGATAAGTACTGCTTCTGCTCTTTCTGCCATACTATCATTTGGATCTCGTTTTAGGAACGTATTTGCAAGTTCTTGTGGATTTTGTTGGTCAATTCAATTATTATAATCAACAACCCATAATGAATTATCTCCGCTTGCTACTAAGTCCTCAAATAAACGAGTTAATGAAGCCTGCCCAAAACCATCTTTATTAACAATTAAGTTATATAAATAAAAGGCATTAACAGGATTTAGAGCTCCAAACTCAGGAATCGTAACTTTATTTAAACTATTAAAATCCCGTAAAATTTGTTCATAAAGAGCTTTAGTCTTTTGACTATTATCTATCTGCATCATATTAAATGGAAGTTTATAAAAACCTCTTTCCTTACCTTCTGAATCAGTTTTTAATCCAAAACATAAATATTTAATAAATGCATTATCAGGTAATTTCTCTTTAAGCGTAGGAATAATATAATCTTCAATATACATTCTAAATGAATCAATATTGTCCTTATTATCTAGATTAATTATAAAGTTTTCATCTTTATTAATTAAAATAGAATTTTCTACTTTATATTTTTGATTAATTGGAACTTGAAAACTTAAATTTTTAGTTTTAATTCACGAATCAATTAAGAAATCATCAACATTATTTCTAGTTTGTCTAAATTCTTCCATAGATAACTTATTTCCTCTTTTAGGAGTAGTTTCATCTATAACAATAGATTCAACTTGATTTCTAACTGATAATCGATTAAGTACTTCATTATCAACACTTAGAATATTAAACATTTCTTTGAAGTGTGGAACACTAGCTATAACATCTAATATATTAAATGTAGTCTTAACCTTTTCATAGTTATCAATTTGTTGTAATCTGTATTCTTCATTAGCAGCAAACTTTAGTAGATTAAATTTCTCTCCAATTTCATCTTTAAACTTATCATTAATAAATGTTTCAATTCCCTTAATATAAGAATATTTTCCTCATTTATCTGTAGGAAGTCCTTGATTAATTTTTAATAACCTACCTAAAATTCTAATTTCTTCTGCACCTTTAGCCTTCTTCTTTAATGTTTTAAATAAAATTTCAGTTCTCTCATTTGCTTTTTTAATATCAGCCTCAGATGCATTTGGTTTATAAACTGCATATCTTGAAGGATCATCAATAGCTTGATCAATGAAATGAATTTTATTTTTTGGAATTGGATCTGTTCAAAGATTTGTATTATATTCCGATACAAGTTTAGTAACTTCTTCAGATACCATTAAATCTCCAATTCTTCTTAAATCCTCTCCAAGCATTAAACTATATACGTAAAGGTCAACCCAATTAGAGTCTGCATTAATTTTCTTAAGAATTAATTCCTTAGCATTCAATTGTGTTTCGAATTTATCGTTCCCATAAATTCTCTTATGGTTTCCCATAAGTTCTGACTATATCTTACCTTAATGAGGTCTCCGCACTTCGGATTTACTTAAATCCTACTCTACTCTGTCATTTCTGCATTTCGATAGTCGATGCTCTTTCTTCCTATTGGGAAGCTTAGATCAGGATTGCCCAATATTTAAACTTGTTACTATACCTGAGTGATTAGTTCAGCCACAATTATATTACTATAATTGCTTAGTATTTAAATCTCTAAGGGCGTTCCCTGAATTCACGGAGTTAACTGACAATACTAACTTATTGATTATCAATAAGTTACATTGGATCAGTAGCTGCATTTAAAAGTTCTCCCATATCAAGAGACTTATCAGTTAGTCTTCTTTGGAAGTCTATTAGCTGAATAATATTATTTGCAATATCTGCAGGAACTGCATATTTAGAAATTCATTCTGGATCATTTTCAAACATAGAAAAATCTACATTTGCCAATGTAATTAATTGTTCAACTCCATTGCGTTGGGAACCTTTAATAAACGAATATCTACTTAAAAGTTGTCTAGTTGTATCAAAATCTCTATTTACAATACTGTCATAGACTTGTTTAAATCTAGTATTATATAAGTTAGATAAGGCAAAGAAACTCTTTAATCCTGTAGCAACATTACCAATTACAGTTTTACCAACCATATTTTGAATTTGCATTAAATATTTACTAGCAGAATTATAAGGATTCATAATTTTTGCACTTTCTCCTAATACAGATTTACTTGCAAGTTCTTGCATGTGAGATGTTGTAATAGGCATTGTGAGGTTAATCTGATTTTTAGGACTTAATATTACATCAAATACACCATTTACAATTGCATTTCTTATAGCATCCTGTTTTAAGAATGGAGATATTTTTGGATCTTCTGCATTTGTAAGTAATTCTCCATTATTAGAAATAGAATAACCTAATATATAAACTTTATCAATATCATAATCAGACCCTTGCAGCCATGTCTGATTGGTTGGTACGTAGACCTCGTTTATGTCACTATCAGTAAATAGAACTACTTCCATTGGCATGAATGACTGCATTGACTGACAAGGAATTCGCGTACCTACAAATCTCAAACTTTGCTCAAATGCTTTATATTTTCTATCAGCGATCTTCATAATTCTATTACTGAATCTAATATTTTGATTATCACTTAACATTTGAATAAGCACTTGAGGATTTATAGATTTGTAATCTAAAATTTCTCTAGTTTTTACATCTCCAAAATCATCATAATATGATAAAGTAACATTATCTGATGTAAATTGATTTACAATTAAATTTTCATAATTAGATAATGTATAGTTATACTTATAGTTATTATAAATTCTAGAATTATTAATTTCAGAAAATCTTTCAAAGTTATCTACAATTACTAGATCGTGTGTATTTCCTGCAGTATCAGTATATTTATAGAACTTCTTACCTTCTGCAGATGCTACTTCTTTTCCATTGTAGTAAACAGAATTATCAACTATAGTAAAATCTCCATTTGGAGTTAAAGTATCTTTATATAAATTATTCAGATTTTGGTCTCCAATTTTTACATAAAGTTTTTTTCCAGTTCCATCAAATAATACTATATCATAAGATTCAGGATCAGGATTATCGTTGTTATAATAACCTTGAATTCTCTCTTTAAAGAACTCAGCTCCTCTTTGCTTAATTTTAGCTATAGAATCTCCTGGTAATAGACCTAATTGTTTAGCGTATAATTTACCCATAATAATCTGGGCAGGAATTACTTGTACAGATTCAGGTTGTACGTATATACCTTTTCATTGGATCATCTTACCATCAGCTAAATCATTTAATAATTTTTGCTGAGATTTATGTAACGAGTTTTCTATAAAGTCAATATCGATTTCTCCCGCACTAGGAATTAATGTTCCTGCTGCTCTACGAATTAGAGCTATTCTCTCTGTAGTAATAATATTAACTCATTCTAGTTGCTCAGGGGTTAAATCTTTTTCAGGTTTTCCTTTAAGCCCAAGTTCCTTTTTAATATTAGATCTTAATTCATCATATAGAGATTCTACAGTAGTACTAGAGGTTCCATTAAGATAATGTAATGCACGAGTTATATCTCCTTCAAAAATACTATGTTTTTCTCCCTCAATAATAAATATTGTATCAGAACCTTTAAGATTTTTTGGACGTAAAGATAATCTTTGTGCATATCGTTTATCTAAGTTTTTATACCAATCGTATTTTGAATAATTGTCAATTTTAACAATATCATACATATCAGTAGTAACCTTTCCCATATATCCTTGATATAGTCTCTGTCCTTCCTCATTTAATAAAGGTTCTTCTCCATTAAACATCGGATCATTATAAACTACTAATGTGTCTTCAAAATCGATAGGATTTTCAGCAGTAAGTTCTGTAACAAATGGGTTAATAAGATTTTCTCCATTACGAGTAACAAAAGGACCTTGCATTGCTTCATTAATAGTTAAATCTGCAAGACGAGGATCTGTAGCTCTACCTACCTTTCTTACTAAATCTAAAAGTTCATCGTAGTTATAGTTATATCCTCCTCAGTTAAAATACTGTTGTATTCCATATGATGGATTTAATACAGATGCAACACCATCATAATGACGTCTAATTGCATCTTTTACTAAAGAAGATGTAACTGTTGAGTTAAAGATACCATTAATAGTACCTGCACTAAAAGGAATTTTATAATCAATTTTCTTTTCATTAAAACTTTGTTGCGCAAGTTTTATAAAAGATTGTGCGAGTCCTAAAGTATCTTTATTATTTGTTTGAAAAGCTTTAACTAAAGCTTTACCATAAATTTCATATAAGGCTTGTTGGTCTCCTGTTTCAAGAACTTCATGAATTTCTGCAATAGCATCATGACATAATTTACCAATTTCTTGATATACTTTTGTTGCTAAATCGTGTGTAAATCCATTTTGTTCAAGAGCACTAATCATCTGAGTCATTTCAGTAACTTCTGCTTCATCAAGTTCATGATCTGCATTCATCTGAACTCCTCCAAACTTAGTTGACATTGTAGTAAACCATAAATCAGAATCATTAGTTCAAATATCATCACCATTAACATTAGAAGCTCCTACTTTAATAGCAGATTTATTTACAAGATACCCAATCATATAATCCTTTAGATTATTATCATTAATAATATCATTAACAATATCTAAATTATTTTCTGATCAATATAATTGTTTCATGGTATCATTGTATTCCATTGATCATGCTCCACCAAATATTTGATCTAAATCATATATACTACTAATTTTAATATCTGTATCGAGTATACTATTTTCTCCAATTATATTACCAAATATATCGGTTTCAATACGTTCTACTTGAGCTACATTATTATTAATAACTACATGATTTATTTTCCAATAAGTTTGGTTATCAGGTTCTCTATAGAAGAGATTATCAAATACTTTGTCATAAACGATTATTACACTAGGATCAAATAGTAAATTATGCATTTTTCTAAACATATTTTCTAACTTGATATCTGATCCCCATGATGTACGCCTATTAGCATTTGTAATCTCATATTCTGCTCATTTTAATAATTTAGGTAAACCATATTCTCCATTCATATCTGCTAAAATAGTCTTTTTATTTCTACCTACTTTAGCATCAATTAGTGATACATTTTGTTGTCTAGAAAAATACGGACTTGTAAATCCAGATCCGTCCATAGAATCAACACTATCAGTCATACCAGAAATATTTTGTACAGCAGCTCCAATATCTCCAACTACAGCCATTTTAACTTTTGGAGCAACTCCATTTTTTAATCCTTGTGCAAAGGAATGATGAGTAGCTCCATAAATAACCATACGTTTTACCTGAGAAATTCATCTGCTTGCAAAACTATGTTCAAGATATCCTTCTGTTGCAGAAACCTCTTTATTCTTATTTGGGTGAGCGTAAACTCCTCCAACCATCATTTTATTATATTCATTACTTAAAAATGAATCCATAATGAAATACGAATAAAGCATAGGATTTAATTTACCATCCTTATCATGTATTGTTACATAAGGAACTGTATATGATATTGGCTCATCATTTTCATCAACAGTTTCAATAGTTCTTTCAGAAATTCAGTTACTTCATTTTCTAGCAGAAAATGCCTTATATACATTTTTGTCAGAAGATATACTCTCTCAAGCTTTTGAACTATCTTCAAGAAATCTGTTTAATTGATAATTAATAAACTCATTAAATTGATTTCTTTCACTAAAGATATTATAAAGATTTTCAAGGGTTTCATTAAAGACATTTTTCTTAGTATATGGATCTTTAGATATATGAATTTCTTCAATAAATTCTAATCCATTGTCTCTAAATTTTTGCTTAATATCTGCAAGTTTTGTTTTTGCAATATATTCTTTTAGATCACTTATAGTCTTAAATTCTTTACCTATCGCTTGAGTATAGTCGTTTAAGATTTTATTAATTAAGTTCGTATATTGACTTTGATTTGTTTTAAATCAAATATTCATAATAGGTTCTAAATCAGATATATTCTTGCTAGAATAATATTTCTCTAAAACCTCCTTAAAGTTAATTGAACCTAGATCTTTAAAATCTCAATTCTGACTTAAATCGAATTGCATTACAAAATGTTTATTTTTATCTGAATAAACTGTTGATTGCAATCCAATTACTCCGTTTACCTTTCCACCCTGCTCAGAAACAGATTTACTTGAAGTTAATCCTTCAAAGAAATCATATACTATTGCAAGGTGCATTACTTCATCTTCAGTAAGATTACTCGATTGTTTAGTATAATCTCCAATAGTTACTTCTGCTCGAATCTTTGGATTTTTAATACGTTGAATATTATTAAATACAGCATTATCACTCATTACTGTATCAGATCCTCATCCAAGTTCATCATGTAAATATTGACTCATTTTCTTATGAGAATACGCTAAACAAACCATTTGATATAATGGTAAATTATTACCTTCCGCATTCTTAATAACATTAATTGTATCAGAACCATTAGTAACACTTAAGACTTTTGCCAAATCATTTGCTTGTCCAAAGAAACCATTTTTGCCTATATCAATAATTTGACCTGAGTTAGCACTATATAAAATACTACCTAATATTGGAGTTAATAATGTAATTTTATTTACATTTTTTTCTCTTGGGAACACTTGTTCTGCAACTTGATTAAAATCATCTGCTACTAAAAATGAAGCAAAATCCATAAGTAAATCGTCCATTAAAGTATCAGATATTATTCCTGCAGAATTAATTTCTCCAGTATCAGGATTATATTTTAAATTTAAAGTATTACTGCCTTCTGTAATACTAATATTAGTTCCAATAATATTAATATCATATTTTCCTAACTTATTTTGGAAGTTAGTTTTATTATCAATTCAGTAAGTACTTGCAGCTTTAATAATATCTGTAAGAAAATATCTCTGTATTTGTACAGGTCTATCAGTTAAATTCTTACCAGTTAATTCTCCAGTTAAATTATCTTTACCATAACTAATATAACTTGACAATACTGTCTTATTCATTAGATGTGTATACATTTGTTTAATTGGAGTAGCCATTTTATCTGAATAGATAAACTTAGCAATACCTCTTAACTTATTTTGTAAGTAAGTTGTATGTTCTGGTGCTACAGACTTAGTTGCTAGTGCATTTAAATATTTTCCAATAATTTTACTCATATCCATATTGCCCTCTTTAGCTATTTCGTCAACTATTTCAGGGTCAACACTTTCTTCCATGAATAACTTTACTTTACCCATAGCTGAATTAAACCCAGATAAAGTAATAGCTGTATTTTCTATAATAACACCATCTTCATTAACTTCAGGAAAATATGAAAGTAAAATTTTTGCGAGGTCACTGACGGATTCTTCAGCTCCCATAAATTCATTATTACTAAAACCAGTATAGTGTGTAACATTCGGACCATCATAATTATAACGTCCTACAGCATAAGTTGAACTATTTTTATATTCTGGTTTAATAGAAATAAATGGAGTATATAATCTCAATATATCATCAAAAGTTTTTAATGTTACATATGCATTATATGCATTAAAATATTTTTGATCTTGAGTAAGTCCTGCATTTTTAATGTAGGCTTCATATTCTTTTATAGTATCTTCAAATACATTAATAATAGATTTAGGTTCTGAGTCAATGCTAATAGGAGTTAGAGGTTTTCCCATGAACTCACTAATAATAGATAAAAGTTCTTGTTTATATTTAAAAATTCCAGTATTTAAATTGGAATAACTTCCTAAAGTAGCATTTGCATCTATAAAAGAATCAGAATTAATATCAAATACAGACATAGAAATAATCTTTTTTGCTGTATCGTCAATCATTTTATTATATTGTCTTGAATTATCAATATAATATTGTTGAGGTGAAGATCCTTCGGGAGGAAGTTCAATACCTAATCTACTACTAATCTTTTTAGGTTCAGATACAGGTGTTGGAGCGGAGTCTGTATAGACTCCACTCACAAACATATTAAACACCTCATCTGGATTTGTAAAATGCTCATTTATGAACACTTTAAACGCATTTAAATCTGGTGAATCACCTCTAAGTAAGTTCTTCAGTAATGGATAATATGCTGAAGAATATCCACATTTAACACTCATTATTTTCTAATTTTGCTATTAAGTATTTCTGTACATTTTCTCTTAACTCATTGAGAGTTTCATTTGTACTAACTTCGTTATAATATGTACTTGCTATAGTTTCAGTTACTTCTGTATTTTGCATTAGAGCTTTAAGGTACATTAAAATATTAGGACTTGATTTATATAGATCCTTTGCAGAATTTAAATAATCTCTAAGTTCTACATATTCATTCATTGTATTAAACTCTCTAATTGAGTAAACTCCATCTTTATTTTCAAGTACAAAATTCTTTGAATTATTGTTCAAAGATACTAAAAATGGTACAAATTTCAAATTATTTCTAGAGATAATTGTAACATCATCTGGATTCTCTCCATAAGCTTGTTTAAATAAATTTTTAAGCATAGGAGTAAGATCATCCTTTATTTCCTTCATTACAATTTCAGGATTACTAGAGTCTCCAACAATTTGAATTATTGTATAATTTGGAGTAGTAACTTTATTTAATATTTCATTATTAACATCATTAACTGTTGATTCTAATAAGTCTATATTTGTAATTTGTTTGTTTACTCCAAACTGTTTAAACGCCTCATTAATTTTATTAATCTTTTGACGTTGTAAATCCTCTTGAATAGCTCTTTCAGGATTAACTTGAATCTTGTCATAATCTATAATAAAATCGTTTCCTATTAAATTAGAAGCATTTGTAGAATATAGTTTATTTGCAGTATCAACTTCATAGTAGAATTGAGATCCTGGAACTACTTTAACTGCATCATCAAATACGTAAATTCCTTGCTTAAAGTTTGGATTATTTTCAATATGTTCTTGAAGTTTTTCAGTTTTTCCAACAAAATCCGCAAAGATATTATATATCATAAATGATGGATCATTAAATTCAAATTTATCAACTCTACTAATGTAACCTGTTTGCATTAACATTTGGTTAGAATCAAAAGATCCAAACTCGGTATTTAGTAAAGAATCAAAATCAGAATAAGTTTTCCCATTAACAACATATTGTCCATTCTCCATAGTTACTATTCTTTCAGTAACGTTTCCTCTATCAGCTTGAGTTACTTTATCTTCATAAGTAACTCTAATAGCATTAGTATATCCTGATTGTGTATTTAATAATGCTCCTAATCTAAATAATATAGTATTTTTATAGGGAGAAAAATATGCAAGTGAAATTAATTGTCCAGCTCTTTCTCTGTTAAGATTATTTCTAACTTTAACGTTTTTGTCTCCTGCTTTTCTTTGTGCATTAAATAAATTAACATTATTAATTGCAGTATGAATTATATTATCTAAAGAAGCAACACTATTTATTCCTACTAATCGAATTCTAGGATCATTTTGAACAGTATTTAAAATAGTTCCGTCTTCTGCTACTTGTGCTTTTAAGTGAGCTTCAAATTCCTTTTGACTAACTAGTGGATCTGCAGAGAATAACATAAATGTATTTCCTCTATTCTGATACATAAAAGCATAGTTTCTTGAATCAGCTTCAAATGTATTTCCTACTCACTTAATGTGATCTTGCCAATCTGACTTACGTACTACTAAAGATACTAATTTTCCGTAAGAAGAGAATAAACCTCCTTTATTTAAGGCACTTGTATTAAAGTTAGATACATCAACAGTTGTTAATTCTCCTTCTCTTGTAAACTTAGCATAACTTCCAATTGTAAAATCTCCTGTATATGTTCCAAATCTTGGAGTTGTAAATAATAATGGAATTTGTGCAGTTTTATTTTTTATCTGAATTTTTGCTACTAATAATCCTCTTCGCCCATTATCATATGGAACGACTTCAAACGTAGGTTTAGTTTTTAGTGCAGTTTCTAGTTCACTAAAAGCACGACCCATAGCTCTATCTTTATTTAAAGCTTGTCCTAACCGTATAATTTCTCTTGGATTTTTATAATATCCATATTTAAAATAAGCAGCAATTAAATTTAAAGCTCTAATATATTTAGGAGCTGCAAGTTTACCTTTTATTCCTAATATATTAAATAAAGAAGATTCTGTAGCTTGATCATAATTTCATAAATTATTTAAATAGAAATCTGCAATATCATTCCATTTAGAAATATTTAAAGGATCATCTGTTATTCCTATATTCTGAGGAACTTCTTCAAGTATATCTACAGGAGAAGTAACAGATTGTTCAACATTGGGGGCGTGTACTGGATTTTGATCTGTAACAGGAGGTTGTTCTCCAGTATTACTATCAAATGTTTGTTTACTTTGTGCTTCAGATATAGTATCTTTAGTTTCTGATTCTACAGAAGCTTGTCTAACTGATTCTTTAGGAGATTCACTAACTACTTCTGCTTCTGGTGTAGGCTCTACTCTTGGCTTAATATTTTGTTCTGAAGTTGGTAGAACAGGCTCAGCTACAGTTGGATTTGGATTTACTTCCTCATAATCAATAGATTCGGGACTATTCTCTAATAACTTAGTTCTTCAATCTTTGAAATCACTAATTTGTTCAGGAGATACTTCAATACTTCCTGCACTTGTCATATCATTAATTGTGTTTAACTTTAAGTCTAGACTAATTCCATTATCTACAATAATTGTACCTTTTGTAGAACGTTGAGTTAATGTATATAAATCCTTAAGAGTTAAATAGTGTTTTCCACTCGTATCTTTCCAACTCTTGTCTATGATTGCAAATTCAAATTCATCACCTTGAACGCTATCTAATCCTACCACTTTAACATTATTAATAGCGGTATATTTAGCAGGATTATCAGTTATAATTGCAATATCACTAGATAATTTAGATAACTTTTCTACTATTTTAGGTACTTCATCTGAACTATTAATAAATTTCTCTCCACCAAACGTTTCAGTAGTTTCAAAATATTTAAGTTTAATACTATTTTCAGATAATATCTGTTTTGTTAATAAATCGATCTCACTTTCGAGCATACTTGGATTATCATAGTATTTATCTCAAGTTTGATCTAATATACTATTTAAAATAGTATAGTTATCATATTTTGCAATATTATTTGGACGTAGAGGAGCAGTTAAGTTTGGAGTACGTGTAAAATAAGTATCCTCAATTCCTAAATTTCTTCTTGCATTTTCATAGAAAATATAAGCTGAATTTTGTTTATAATCTCCTAATCCAACAATTAAAATATTATTTTTATTTGCTCATCTTGTAATTAATTCAAGATCGATTTTAGAAAACTGACTAATTTCATCAATAAATATGATTCTATTCTCAGTTTCTGCAAACATTGTAGCTGGATTTAATTTTAAATCCTTAAGAGTATATGTAGGTATTTCATCACTTCCAACAATTTTATTAATATCTGATTCAGAAATTTGTTTTCCCAGAATCTGTTCAATTAATTCTGCTTTCGTATATGATAAACCGTCATGCTCAATTGCTGCAGATAATCGATCTGTTTGTTTTCTTGTTGGAGCTACAGTTACAATTTTATATGCAGGCATCATTTTACGTAGCACATAAGCTACACCTTGTGTTTTACCTGTACCTGCTCCTCCAAATGTTGCAATAAAGTTTAATAACTGACTTTTATTCTGTATATAGCTATCATCTGATGTAGCTTTTGCTTTTGCAGATAAATATTTAACAAATTCATTAAATAAATCTTTTCTTTCAGATGTTGCGTGTATTAATCTAATTGCATATTCTTGAGAAAAAATTGGAGCTTTATTAAATGATTCATCAGTAATAACAGTTTTTAAGTTGTTATAGAAATTTGCAGAAGGATATGCAATTAAAGACAATAAATAAACTGCCTGATCATAATCAGTAATCGCTTCAGTATCTCTAGCAAGCTTAGTAGGTCTTGCTGTAATTAAAGAAGTTGGTTCGAATAGTGAAGTGATGCGGTCAACTATTTCGCTATTAGATAATTTTTGATCATCTATAAGTTGATAGATTTTGGTTTCTAATCTAATAGAAGCCTCTTCAAATTCTTTAAAATTACTCTCCTTAATTTCTCCTGATGGAAAATCTGATTCAGCAATTAATTGGTTAAGATCTAAGTTAAATAATGATGCAAACTTATCTTTGATTACAGAATTTTCATTATTAAGTAACAGATTTGTAAATCTCTGTCTCATATTAATAGCAATATCTTTCTGTTCTCTAATTTTTTGTGCATTATTATTTTCTGCAATATTTATTAATGTATCAAGTCTAACCTTAATTGCTTTAAGATCTGAAGACATATTAACTGCAGTTTCTGTATCAATTTCTGCAAGCAGATCTTTAGCTAATTTTTTCTTGAACTTATTAATTTGAGTATTATATCCTCCGTCTATAGAAGCAATAACAAGAGAATTTAAAATATCAATAAATCTACTGGTTTCTTTAAGTCTAGTTAAAGCATCCTTATTATTAATAATATAATCCTCTAATGAATCACTATTAAGGTAACTATTATACTCTTTTACAATCAAATTAACAATATTTTGACTAATTCCATTAGTAGATACTGCAAATTTTTCTAATAACTCATATGCAGGGGATACCTTAATTTCAGATTTAAGATCTGAAACCTCATTAATAAAATCAATAAACGTTCTTCCAGATATTCTCGGAATAATTCCAGCTAATATTTCATCTGCACTTTGTCCTAAAAAGTCTGATAAATTTACTAATCCATCACTTTGTAAAAGATTTTGATATGCAGTTTTAATTTGATTTATATCTCCTTTTGATACAATATCTTGAAAAACAGCTAAGTCATTTGCAATTCCAAGAGTCATTGACTCATATCCTACACTATCACCTTCTGTTCTTTCTATATATGTATTAATAGCTTTTTCTCAATTAGCTGCAGCAATTCCTTCAGTAAATCCATTTACATAAAAATAACTCTTCATTAATGCAACAAGGTCTACATCTGTTACATCAGTATATAAAGAATTGGTCTTTAAATAGTTTAAGAAATCTATGTAACTATTTGCATATGTATTTAAGGCAGCTTCATTATCTGCTATAAACGTATCTGGTCTAGCTAATACTTTTCTACCTTCTTCGCTCAATTCTTGAGTTAATCCAAATTCATGTCTTTTAACTAAGAAATCTTTATAATTTTCAGTTAGTTGTAATTTAGTCTGAAGTTCAGATACTTCTTCATTAATTTCAACTCCTTCGGGAAGTTTAGAAATAGCTTCATCTATTTGTGCCTTTAGATTAGCAATTTCTTTATCAATGTTTTTAATACGATTAGTTTGAATAGTTTCACCTGGAGCATAAGCTTTACTTAAGTCTACAGTTTTTTGAGATACAGCTACTAAATCTTGTGCAATAGATTCATTTAGACTATTAAATAAATCATACGCAGCAAACACCTTTGTTTTCTCAGTTGATTTAGAATATTTTTCATATTCTTCTTTAATCACAACTTTTTCATCAGATGTTAATTGATCGAAGTCTTTCTGATATCGAACTTTGGTAAAATTATGAATACCTAAGTCATCAACAAAAGCAGTTGCTAATGCAGGAGTAGCTGCAAATCTTGCTTGCCCAAAATAATAGTCATTAAGTTCTCCAGAGACTATTTTATCACGTCTTGCTCTTAAATCATCAAGTTTTGCTTTTAGTCTTTGAAATTCTACATCATTTTGAGCTGCTGCTATTTTGTTATCCACATCTTTAGGAGTTTTAGGCTCAAGTTCAGTAGGAGTAATCTTAGATTCTAAAGCTACTTTAGTTTTTAAGATATCTTCTGTAAGATCATTCCAATCAGAGAATATTTTACTATAAACTCCAGTTTCAATTAACTGATTTTTAAGGCTTTCTCTCTGAATATTCTTAGCTAAATTTTCAGTTACATTAATACCAGTCATAGCTGATAATGCTTGTAACTCTTCATCAGAAATGTTTAGTCCCTCTTCATTGATAATACTATCAATCCTATCGATGTAACTATTAATTTGGTTATAAATAATATCGTTCTGAGATTCTCCTTCTTTTGCAGATTCGTAATTAATTTTATATCCGTCAGGATCTTTAATAAGTTCAAACGATTTACCTGAAAGATTTCTACTTCCAAGAGCTCCTTTATCACGTAATCTTGTTAATTCTCTTTTTAAATCAGAGGTTTTGCCATTTCTTATTAAGTATATAATTTCTTGTAAAGAATCATTAGGTTTTTGAATTGCCTCATCATTTATAGAATTAATTCTTGAATCTCATTTTTCATGTAAACTAAATACAGCACCACCAATAGCACCTCCCATAAATGCAGAAGTATAACGTGCAAACGCTTCTTCTGTACTTATACCAAAATCGAGTTGTTTATCCTCATCAATAATACCCAGTGCGTTTAAAGCTGAATAAAATCCTTTTATTATGTCGGATGAAACCTCTTCCATTACTTCTTCAGAACCTTCATTGAAACTATCATATAAAATATTTCCAGGTTTCATTTTGGATATTCGCTGCTGAATTTGGTTTTTAGTTTTCATTACCCAATTTGCAGCAGCTTTGGGAGAAACAACTCCTTTGTTGATGTTTTCATTAGTTACTTTTTCAGCAACGTCTTTAATAACTCCTTTTACAGATGTACGGTCGAGATATGTACCTTTAAACCAAAAATCTTTAAAATAGTCATTATTCATTAATCCAAACATTGCTCCCATTACAGATAGCATTCCTAATCCTGCAACTCTATCAGATGCTCCAGCTTGCTTAAACGCATCATAGGCATCTGTAGAAGAGGTTCCTGCCATATAAGCTAAAGATAAAGCTCTACCTCATTTAATTGTATTTTCACTAACATTTTCTTTACCTACTATTCACTTCGGTATTTGCCCAATTACTCTTTGTTGAAATAATTGTCTTGAGCTATCTTCAACTAATTTTCCAATATTTTCTACGTTTCAGAAACTATTTCTTCCATAATCAGAAACACTTCCATCAAATCTAGAAAACCAAGCTTGAATATCGGTAGCAGTTTGTGCTGATTTAGAGTTAGTTAAATCTCCCTTAGCAATACCTTCGATACTTCTAAATAATACTGGGAATAATTTTCCTATTTCAACAGCAGCTGTCATACCACCATATACTTGTCCAACATATGGAATAAGCATTGGACCTACTTTAAATAAAACCTTTGCTAAGGTACCTCCAACACTTTTATCTAATCCATCTGAATCAAAGAAATCATATTTATTCCATTTACTTCCATCAACAGTTAATGTATCAGAGATATGTAAAATATCTTTCCCTGTAAGTGGTCTATTTCCTAATGTTTCATAAAATGGATCTCCCTCACTATTAAATTTTAAATCTCCTGCTTTATGTGAAACAGTTCTTCCATTTACTTCATGAGTTCCATCTTCATCTCATTGAGCTAATACAAGTGTAGGACGAGCTATAGCACCTAGTCCACCTCATTCATTAGGTGTTCAATCCTCAAACTTACCAGTATCATAATTAAATATCTTATTGGTTTGAGCTACTTCACGTATAGACATAGTTGGACCAGAAGTTTCATATAGATTAACTATACCTCGACTTCTTCTTTCAGGATTAGAGAATTTAACTAATCTTGAACTAACATCCAGTACATCACCGCCGAGAGGTGCAAAATAATCTGCAGGATCATATGTAAATGAATCCATAGCAGTACTTGCTAAATTAGCTTCATCTGCACGATTATATAAGTCTAAAACGTCTTTATAATATGTGTCGAATTTTTGATTATCAAATTCTCCTCTATCGTTTTTAAACGCCTCTTGTATTTCTGGTATACCTTTATAATATTCTCTATCTTTAACATTAGAGTTATCAGGAGTTATTCCTAAATTAACTAACTCTTGAACACTTTTGTCTGGCTGAAAAAATAGTGCCGCCAGCCAATCATTTTTCTTCTGATCCATCATACTTTAAAAATTAGCTTTTATGCTTTGTTGTTGTTTTTTCAGATTTGCCTGATTATATATATCTCTATATTCACTAGCACTTCCAATTTCATGATTAGATGCAACAGTTGCAAGTTTAGAATCATGCATAGGCATAAATATCATTCCTTTATACATTGAATTTTTATTGCCATGAAATATTTTTCCAAAGAAGCCTGGCTTAAAGTTATCAACCTTTTTGTCTGATTTCTTTACTACATCTCCTCCATAATTTACATAAGTTGAATAGATATTAAATATTCTATCTTTATCTGGTCCATCAACATGTCATAACCAAGGAGAATTACTATCAAAGTCAATAGCTTTATCACTAGCATAACCTGATAATCCAAAAAATACCATCATATCTTCAGGTCTGAATTTTCATCTATTAGTTTCAGTATCAAACTCTAAGTCTAGATCATATTCATGTAATTTTTCTATCATTCTTTGTCTAGATACATTAGGATTATCTTCAATTCATTCCTCAAATTTTGTATATCGATCATATGCATCTAAGTCAGGCTTATAAACTCCCATTTGTTCTGCATCTCGATCTTTTGGAAGTCACATTCTACTAAGTGAACTAGAACCATCTCAAACAATTCTATTTAAATCAATATCTGATATTCTTTGATCTCCAAAGAAAATAGAATTTTTATCAATAAGATTACCAACTTGAGCTTCATCTAATACAGTTTTCATTGTATTTTGAGTTACTTGCTTTTCGTTTTTATCTAACATTGGATAATCTCTAGTTACAACCTCTAATCCTCCTTTAGCCGTTGAGGTCGATAAAACTGCAACTTTAGGATCTACTACTCTACCTGCAGCAACAGTTTCTAAATAACTTCTATTAACATCCTTATCAGTTCCTCCAGAACTTCCATTACCTGCTTTAGATGCAGTTGAATCATAATCTAAAGCTTGTGTATTTTCTACACTATGATTTGTATGTTCAACTACAGCAATTTGTAGTAATCGTTTTACATCTTCAGGATTACTTGGATTAAAACCTTCAGCAGCTGCTTGAGCTCTTAAGGCATTTTTCATATTTTGTGGAAGGGTCTTATATAAATAATTAACAGCTAAATCAAGACTTTCTTTATCATGATATCCTTGATTAGATGTACTATTTGATTCTGTAACTTTATATATTCCGTCTGGACCATTAAATCCTAATAATTGTTCAAATCCTTTTTCAATTTTATTCTGATATTTAGAAGTATATCTATCAAACTGATTTGAGGATTTATTAGTTCCAAACGCTCCAATAGTAGCTTTTACATAATCTACTATAGATTTCATTCCAACTGTATTAGATAAATCTGTAAGGATACTATTATTATATGCTAGTTCTGGACGTTCTTCTCGAAGATGAATTAATTGAGAATTAGTTAATGCTTGATATTTTTGTGGATTTTTATAATAAGTATCTGCAGATATAGTCTTAATACTGCCGTCTTTATTATACACATATAAGCTACCTTCATTACTAATTGCAACTTCAGACCCAGATCCTTCTTTAATAATTTGTTCTGATGCAGTTTCATGTAATTCGTTATTATGTTTAATTCTATTAGCTAAAGATTGCAATCTAATTAAATCAGACATATCATATTGATTACTCTGTCCAGATACAAATAACTCACCTAAGTTTTGAGATTTTCTTAAAAAACTATTAGCTCTATCTAAGAAGTAATCTACATCATTAGGTAACCCATTCTCTTTAAGAACATTAATAATTTCTTTTTGAATAAGTTGTTCTTCTTTATTTTCACTTGTTTTAGAGGTCTGAGTAGCAACTTGTGTAGGCTCTGCAGCATCTCTAAAAAAGGGGGTATAACTAATACCCCCATTTTGATATCTCTTTATCTTCATATTTATGACATCATTTTTAGAAATAACTTAATAATGTTATTATTTAGTTCTCCAACAGCCTTATTGATAGCTTTTTGCTGGTCTAGATATTGCTGCTCATCTGTTTTACGTAAATATCTACCCCCAGATTTATAACTATGAGGTATAAATCTTTGAATAGGAATTTGCTTAGGATTAGTATAATTAACTAAATATGGTTTTGTATCTAATTTATTTCCTCCAAGCCAAAATCTTCTTTGAGATTGTTGATAAGGATTAACTAAAGCCTCAATTCCATATTTACTTCTATTAGTAGCAATATCTCCTGAATACTTATAATTTAAATAATCATCAATTTTCCAACCACTATATTCAGGATTTTTACCTTCATTCTGTTGCCAATTATAGAACTCATTAATTTTACTATTTCTAAAATTAGTAAACCAATTACTGAAATCTCCAGCAGCTTTTTGTTGTGCTAATTGAGCTTGTAAAGCTTGTTTCTCGTTTAGATCCTTAGCATAGTCACCTCTTAACTGATAAATAAGATTCTTAATATTTTGAGTTTGTTGCGTAATCTTATTAGCATCAGCCATATCTAACTGAGCTAAACCTTGTGCTCAACGGTTTCTATTCTCATTAGTTATCTGAGTTCTAATATTAGCGTATTGTTGTTTTTGAGCAAGTAACTTATCATTATATTGATCTATCATTTGAGAAAATTTAGCATCTCTTTCTCCTTCTAATTGATCAACATTCATATCTCTCATAAGTCTTTCTGCTAATACTTTATTTGGATCACTAGTCGATGTCTTATATTGACGCATACTTTTAATGCGATCATTATACATTCTATGCAACCCATTATCACTAAATCTAGAGTAAAACTCAGTAGGCATTTGTTGTTGAGAACCTATCATTCCTTTACGAATAGCATCTTTCATTTTTTGGGTAGTACGATTGATACCTATTGTAGAAGTAATAAAGTCTCCTATTCCCATTACCATATCAGGATTAATATTAAATCCTTTTCCTTTGCCATGTCCAAAAGCTGTATAATCAGAGTTATCTGTATTATATGAGGATCTGTTTAAATTAGACAAAGTTCTACTAGTAGAATCATTAAGTAATTCTTCTTTTGAATCTAACCTTCCTTTAAACCCAAGATTATTATTAATTTGAGCCATTTTAGCATCATTTAAAATTGAATTATACTGATTCCTCACTACAGTATTTTGAGGTGATTGAACAGCTTTATTTAAGCTTGTAGAAGCACGTTTAATAGGAGTTCCAACAACAGCAACTGGATCTACTTGTACATTAATCGGATTATGATTTTTATCTAGCATATAATCAGCTACACTAGTTCAATTTTGATCTATTGGAGTACTAAATGTAGGATACTTAGTACCAGGTTGTGCTTTTATAATTTTACCGCCTTTTTTATAAAATACTGGATTATTCTCTGGTTTATAATACCAGAGATGTTGTGGTTGATTACTAAATATTCCTAAGTTAGGAGCTAAGTTAGAATAGATTGGCATTGTAATAGGTCTCCGTTTTAGAGCTGTAACAGATGTAAACATTTCAGGTCCTCCGAAAAATCTTTGAACTTGAGAAGTTTGTTTATCTGCATAGTTCTTAAAATAAGGATTGCTTCTATTAGTTTTTGCATCTCTAGTAGCAGCAGTCTTATTCCAATTTCACCAACCCATATCATCTGGATTCCTATAAGTACTAGGAAGTTCATCATATTTAAATTGTCCTGTATTAAGTCCTTTACTCATTGAAGACTTCCAAGGTTTTTTCCAATTGAAATTTACATTAGAGGAACGTTTAATACCATATTCAGAAAGTAAGTCAGTAATATTATCTGTTTTAGCTTTACCTAACTTTCCAATAATTATTTCTTCTAACTTTTCAGTTTTTTGATTTTTTGGAAGTGAATTAACCGACTCAATCTCAGAACGACCTAATTTAATAGTAGGAAGATTTTTATTATTAGTTGGTTTTAAGGTAACCATATCAGAGTTTCCTCCTTTTAATTTTGCACTTCCTGTGTTACGTTTTAAATTAGCAAAACCTCTAACTCCATTTAATACAGTACGAACATCTTTAATAGTTCATTTACCATCTTGAATATTTTCTCATGCAGTTGCTAATCCAGATGCAGCACTTCCAAAACTAACTCCTCTAGTTGCTCACTTAACAGCATTTGCGACAGCCTTAGATTTCTTTAAAGCTTTAGCTATTTTTGCTGCCTTAGCTCCTGAGCCAATCCCAGGAAGTAAAGTAGCTGCATCTAATCCTAGATTAAGTGCTAAATTACTAACATCGCCTCAATCTAATCCATCTCTAGCAATATCTGCTCCAAAACCAGTTAATGAACCTACTGCACCAACTCCAGCTCCAGCAACATTGCCAAATCCTGGTACAAAAGTAGCACCTAAAGAAGCAGCATCTGCAACTAAAGCTGCAATTTCAGCTTTATCAGCAGCAGTTAATTGTGTACCATCTCCAATAGTTTTTTCTTCTCCAGCAGCGCGAAGTTTTTTATCTGATTGTTGAATTGCTTGTTTACTAGCTTTTGCACTATTAACTCTATTTGCAGCAACTCCTCCAATTTGATATTTAATAACTCCTCCGTTTTTATTACTTGGAACTCTATAAGCTAAACCTAATTGTTCTAAGCCTTCAGGAGTAGTAATACTTCTTAGAGCAGAATTACCTCCTGTTCCTGAATATTGTTGTTGATACTTACCAAGCGTTTGAGTTTTAATTAAATCCTGAAATAATTGATATAAATCAGGATATTTTTGTCCAATAATTGGATTAAACTTAGCATGACGAGTACTAATTGTAGCTATATATGGATTTCTAATAATATCACTAATATATCCCTTAACTTCTGGATCTCTTAAGATTTCAGGATGTTGCTCAATATATTGTCCTAAACGAGAATCAATATTCCAATAATAATTTCTCATACTATCTTCAGATCCAGGTAAACGACTATTTAATGTATAGTTATCATTTCCTGGGTTTTCGTCATGAAAATAGTATAATTGAGTTTGAGGATTATAATACAATGTAGCTCTTGTTTGAGGATTTGAAGCATCTCCAGTACTTGCTACTTCTTTATATCCTCCAGTATTTCCTATAGTATAGTAACTATTAAAAGCAGTTGTAGGATTATTTTCATAGTAAGAATTAACTATATTTGGATCTAATTGCTCTTGTAAAGTATTATTATAATTAATTCTTTGTTTAGTTAAAGGATCAATATATACTCTTTCTGCTAAAGTTCTTAAAGGGTGTCCATAGGGATCAAACTGAGAAGAATCTTCAGGATTGTAATTAGGAAAATAATCATAAACTAAAGGATCACCTGCTTGTCTAACATAGTTACCAGTTAGATCTGCAGCATATCGATTTGGTTGAAAATACGGGGACCACATTGGATTACCTTCTGAATCAACAGAAGTACTAAACCATGGAGATCTAGAACGATTTTCATCCCAATATTGTTTAATAATTGAAGAATTACCAGCAGTTCTCTTATTATCTGCTACAAAATCTAAATACTTTTGAATTTTAGATAAACTATCTTGGTCATCACCCCTATATACTTTTCCATTAATAACAAATAAACCAGAGTCATCTGGAATATAATCCGCATAACTTCCATATTTTCTTTTAAATTCATTATTAAGTCATGCATCTCCAGTTCCAATATATGATAATAATTCTGGATTATTTATAGTTACATTCCCATTTGAATCAACGTTAAATAGGTTATGGTACTTATCATAATCTCATCCTGCTTTACTTCAGTTTTCTTTTGTTTTCTTAAGTTCTTCTTGTGCAGGATCTACTTCTTTTTGAGCTTGAACAGGTTTACTTCCTTCTAAAAAGATACCAATATCATCTAATGCCATAGCATCTTCATCTGTTCAATTTCCTTGTTCAATTCTAGATATAATATCTTCTATACCTTGCTCACCATATTTATTATAAAAGTCTATATAAGCTTGCTTATCTAAATCATTATAGCCTTTAAATTGATCATTATCGCCATAACCTGCAATATCTTTTAGACTACGAAGTCTTCTAGTTGCTTTTAGATTATTAGCTCCATTTATATAAACTCTATTTCCATTTACTAATTCAAAATCTCCAGTATCTTTATTACGCTTATATTCCATAGTAATATCACTAGACCAATCTCTAATATTAATTGGATCTAATGCTTCTACTGGCTTTTTATATTGAAAATCCTTTAAAGCATGAACTGCATTTCTTGCAGTATTTTCTTTTCCCCTTCATAGATTTCCAAAACTTCTGCCAAGTCTACTTCGACGTTTACCTAAACGTTCTGCTTGATTATTAGTAACATCAAACTGTACTCCTTCTAATCTATCGGCACTAGAATCATATGATAAATTAGCACCTGATCTTAGAGCATCAGTTATTTTACTAAATTGATATGCAGTATCTTGATCTAATGTTTTTCCATAAGAAGACATCTGATTTAGAAAATCATCATCAACCTGATATTGATTACCATCTATAGTAAAAGTGCCGTATTTTTGAGTAGGAGTAGAACCGCCTTGTTGATATTTAATTACTTGTGCCATTTTATCACACTTACTTTATATATAAAAAGGGAGATTGATCATGTCAAATCTCCCTTTTATCTAATGATCATTAAATTACTTTTTGCCGAAAAACTTATTTTTCATTTCTCCGCCATTTTCTTTTTTAGCGCATTTCTTACGACCTACCATTTTTCCACCCTTTTTGAAAACTGGTTCTCCTTCAGGAGCTTGACCTACAGGACCCTGCGGACCTTCACTCATAGCTTGCTGTAAAAGTGCTAAAAAGCCTTCACATACCTGCATTGCTGCTTGGCAATCTTGTGCTTGTAACGCTTGAGCTGCCATTTCGCCTAACATTTGTAGTGGATCTTGTCCACCCTGAGGACCAGCAGGTGCTGCACTAGGTGCGGGAGCTGCTCCACCTTCTTGAAATTTCTTAACTTTCATAATTTAAATTATTTTTAATTTTATAGATATCTCATAACTCTATGATTGTCATATATTCATTTAATGCCCAAAGATAATACTTTAGTTCTTAATATCCAAATAAAATTACTAAAATTTTCATTTACACTAAATTTTTATGAAAACACTTGCTACATTAGCAATATTATATTATCTTTGTTCCACAACCCAAGAGTATAAAATGAGTCTATTTCATTCTCTTTGGAGATGCTAGATTAAACATGAGGCAATATAGGGTTATAAAAGATAGTTAGTATCTTTTAAGGAGAGTAAGAAATTACTCTCCTTTTTCTTTATCTATTTAGGAGATTCTACAAACTCACTTGGACGATTATCTTGTTCATTTATATATTTAAAGATCTTTTTTCCAAGTTTAGCATAATCAGAATCAGCCTTACTTTTATTAGCCTTTTTTGCTAATTTTATTAAAGTTCTAGAATTTTTTCTTGAGAAAATACGTTCACCACCAACTAAATCCATTTGAGGTTTTCCATCAGATCCAAGAATATACATTTTATCAATTTCTTCTTCATCTATATCCTCTTCAAAGTCTAATTCGTCTCCAATCTGAATTCCAGAATTAGCATTAACTTCTAATACATATTTCGTTCTTCCTTCTTCACTTTCAGGAGTAGAAATAATTGGTTCAGAACTATGAGCTTTACCTAATACTACATTATAAACTTCATCGTCTTGATCTATAAATACTAAATCAATATCAAATTCCATTTCTTCCGTATTAAATACTACTTGGCCTTGATCTTCAGGCATTATAAATAACATACCTTCGTCATCATCCATAGATTCTACATTACCTAAACCTTGAGCTCTTTCTTCTTCAGTTTCTGCGATTAGAACTTTATATTCTTTATCTGCTATTTCTATTTTTACCTCTTTCATTATTTCACACTTTTAATTAGTCCACTTCTATCATCTGTATTCTTTAATAGTTCATGACAAACTAATTTTCCAGCTTCAATTGCGATTTCATTAGATGAATCTTCTTGATATGCTTTATACAAAGCTTCAAGTTTATCAGTAAACTCTTTTCTAAGTGTCCACTCTTCCTTTTCAATTTCTGCTGTCTGAACAATTCCTCCTTCAGATTGTGCTACTACAGGAATTCCTTTTTTAGTAATTTGATCTTTTAATTCTGGGTTTACATTTTCTAAGTGATGTTTATGTGCATGTAAGTTTCCTTCAGGAATTAAATTCATCTTACCTCCGAGTTGGAATTTTTGTGTTTCTGTAGATTGTGTTGGTCGTTTCTGCAAGAATGCTCTAGCTTCGTCTAATTCAGGAAATTTCATTCCGTTTTTAGCTAAGGAATACATATTATCTAATCCATTATAAGTATTAAAGTTTTTACTAGCAAGAGACTGACCTATTTGATTATTTAATCTTTTCTTACCTGCATCCGTAATATCTAAAGTAGTATTTTGCATCCTTCTGGCTCTAGTTATAGCATTTTGACCTTTTCGATGAAATCCAAAGTCAAATAATCCAGCTTTTTTATTACTATATTTATCAATACTATTACTGATAAATTTCTTTGAACCACTATATTCATTACTAATATCAGATGTATTATCTACTAACTTATCAATACGCTTTCCTCCAATACCATTAATTAAATTTAGTGCAGCACCAGCAGCCATTCCTATAGGACCAAGCATACTTAAACCGTCACTTATCATTCCTTGTATTTGAGAACCAGTACCTTCAACACGATCTTTAGTTCCTCCAATAAGATTTCCTATAGTTTTAGCTCCAGTATTAATCATTCCACCCATAGGATTAAATTGACTTACTACATTGTGTCCTATGTCTTTAACTCCAGACATTACTTGAGCAGTAGATCCAGTTTTCTCATTTCCTACAAGGGCTGTATTAAGATTTCCAATTAACTGGTCTCCCATTTGAAAGGCTCCTCCAAATTTGCCATTTAGATTATTTACTGTCTTAGCTCCACCAAATGTATTATTTTGTCAATTATTAACACTATTAACAGTATTCTGAGAAAATATACCTTTTGCATTTGAAAAAGGATTTTTATTAGTTAAATCAAATCCTGAGCTTTTAAAGTTTCCAATATCAGATTTGATCTTATTCGTAGAAGTATTCATAAATGTATTATAATCTCCTAATCTAAGACCAAGTTGTTTCATCATATCTAGATCGATAATATTTCCAATGCTAGCTCCTGTTTCCATTTTCTTTATTCTTTTATGCATAACTTTGAGTCATTAATGTTTGTAATGCAGTAATAATAACAAGTTTATCACCTTTATATTTAACTCTAATTCTTGCATATTTATCTCGAACTTTAGTTGCCTTTAATGGAGATTCAAAATCATTAGAGCTTGTTTGTTCATAATATATTGGTTGTACTTGGAAATACCAAGAATCTTCACTATAGTATATATTACCTAATCGTCTTCCATATTCTTTTATATTTAAACAATCTGCATGTACATTTAAGTAATATTCATTTCGAATTGGATCTCATGTAACTTCTGTTTTATATCCTTTAGATTCTTTATCTAAATAGATTTCTGGGAAATTAGCATTTGTAGATTCATTTTTATTAAAAGTTTTATTTCTATAAATAGCTCTTTTACTAAATTCATATACATCTCCAGTAATTTCTATTTCAATAGAATTTGGTTCAACATTATTAGATATTATTACTAAATTGTCAAATATTTTATGAATTCCTTTTGGTTCATTAACTATAAATTCAAACTCAAAAGGTTCCTGTTTATTATATCATTTAGTAGGTAATATTTGATTTGTTTCATCACTATCAAAATAATTTATCTCATCAATAATGTTACTTCTACCGTGTACGAAAATATTATATAATAATGCCTTATTTCAATCATCTTGATATTTCAGCATGTCGAATTCTTTTAGCGCTTCATAAGGAATAATAGCTCCAGCTGTATACGACCGTTCAATTCCAAAAACAATACAATTACTCATAAGGTTTCCACTCTCATCTTCAGAAGGATTATCTTCTGATGAGGTTACAATATATGGAGTATACTTTACTTCAATAGTATAATATAAATAGCCTCTGTCCTCTTTTCTGTATAGATCTTTAAATTCTATTGAAAACGGAGCTGCATCCTTCTGTTCAAGATAATTAGCATAGATTATTTTCTGACGATCCTCTTCTGATTCAGCATCTATAGCATTTCCAACATTTTTATTTTTAATTTCAACTCAATTCTCACTTACTTCATCCATAAGCCAGGTTTCTTCATTTGCTTTGCATTCAATAAGTGAATCAATTTTTATTTCATCTTCATCTCAGTAATATCCTTTTATAACGACACTATTAACATTATATCCATTATACCCATCAACTGTGAAAGTAAACTTTGAGTATTCTCTATCAGAAGTAACGTATTTTCCAGTTCATTCTTCTCCTACCTTTACAAGATCATCAGTTTTTCGAAGATTATTACTTATTATACTAAATATTTTACTCTTAAGCAAATCAAAACTAAAATATGTATTATTTATATTTTCTGATAATAAAGGAACTCACGAATATCTAGTAACTCACATGCTACGTACTTCATTATAACATATATTCCAAATTTTATCATCATTATAAAAAGTGAACATAATATCATTTTTATAAGCATTAAAGTGAGTTTTAACATTTCTTGTTCCTAATGCTACTGTTTTTTCAAGTTCCTTAAGATTTATTTCATCATTAAGGAATCTTTGAATTGTAAAATCAGATATAAGTTCAAGACCTCTATCAGAAAATCTCCAAATTTTCTTAGTATATGTATCAACGCCATATACTGCTCTAGGAGTTCTTATAATAGAGTCTTTTCATATAGAACCATACATATCAGATATAATTGTCATTTGCTTTTGTAATACTCCAGATCCATACATATGAATATTTTGCCCAGTAGTAGTTTGAATAAGAGCTTTTTCATTTATTGGAACAATAGCTATAGCATGTTCAAATACAGTTAATAGATTTCCTCCTCAAGGAAGAATTTTTACTATACCTCCATATTGTCTATCTAAATCTTCATATGATAATCCTTGGAATACCTTATATGAGTTCTTAAAGTTTCCATCTACCTGAATATCACTAAACATTATACGAGTATCAAACTCGTCAACCTCATAAGGTACATCTATGTGCTTATAATTTCTTTTAAATCCTAGAGTAGTACTATATCCTCTATTATATAAGTTACTTTCTGGAATTTTAGCAGAAGATTTAGTAGACATACCTTGTATAGGATAAAATCCTCTTGGATTTCCCATTAATGCAATTTCTTCTGTATTAAACTCATCAATACTTCTAAGAGAAATATTATTATTAGATAATCCTTTAAATGTTACTCAACTTCCAATAGCTACTGCATTAATATCTCCAATATTTATATCATCCCAGTTTTCAGTATTTCTAATACCTTTAAAATTATCTTTTCAAGTATTAAAATCTACTATTGTATCATTTGTAGGAACTGTTTGAGAAGTGAAGTTTCTATGTAACCTAATAGTAGTTGTATAAGTAAAGCAATCACCACGATATAATATTGGAATCATACTCCAATTAAATTCTATAGAATTATCTTCCGCGTCTTTATAATCAGTAGTACAATCTGTAATATCTTTGTCTTTTATTACACTAGTATCTGTAGCATATCTATCAGATACTGCAAAGTAAGGAGAATTATCATCGATTCTTATTTGAAAATATTCTTTATTAAATGTTTCGGAATAATTTTTTATATAAACATTATATAATGATGATTTACCAAGTAAAGTGTTACATCCTACAAAATCAGTAAATACTCCTCTAACTAATTGAGCATCGCTTGATTCCATATCCTCTTTTCCAAAACAGGTTTGTTGTTTAATTTCTTCTTGCATTCCTGCTCTAGTACAAAAGATATTATCATTAATAATTTTCTGAGGAATATCCGAATCTATATATAAAAGTTCGCTTGTTGTTTCTGCATTCGTACTTGCAACATTTGTTAAATCTAAGGTATAACTTCTCCCTGATGCGTTATATTGATTAAACTTGTATGCTTCTACTAATTTATATCTATCTGAATTAAGTAGAGATTGCATTTGCTTATCGCACTTAACATCTGCTGATAATAATCCTGAATAGCTACAATTGTTACTATATATAAGTTTTGAATCATAATCGTTAATCAATACCTTATTTTTATTTACAAAAGATTCTGTTACAAGCTTTGGATTTTGGCCTCCTTCAGAAAGATCAAGACAAGGAACTCCACTTACAGTATCAACTCCTATAGATAACCCAGAGAATAAAAATGTTGGAATACGCTGTTGCCTAACAAAGTAGTATCCCTTAATATTTAGTTCTTTAAATTTATTAATTACAAATTCAGGGATTCTAATTTTTAATCCTAATGGCTTCACAGATTTTCCGTCATGATCAATAATAGTCTTATCTTTAGTAAATCTAAATACTCCTCTTGTATTTTCTAAAGTTTCTAAAGATATAAAATCTTTATTTTCTATAGTTTCAGGATCTCTTAAGTCTATATTATAATCATAATTACATTTATTACTTGATATTATCTCTCCATTATCTCCTTTTTCTTTAAAATGATAAGTTGAAAGATTAAAATCAATACCTCTAAGATTATATACAGGAGATAAATGCTCATCATTATATATAAATACTACTCCTAGTCTATAAATTTCTCCAGGGAAATATCCAAGTCTATAATATATATTATATGGAGAATAGTATTCTGCAGCAGTAATATCCCCTTTATAAATTCCATATTTATCTGTAATATATCCTATATCATGTTCTTGACATTCTTCTACATTAATATATAACGCAAGATTACTTAAAGTAGCAGAGTCTTCTTTAAGTTTTGAAACATTTGCAAAAAATAATCTATTTTGAACTTGTGCCTGGCTTTTTACAGACTCTACGTAGTTATATTGTATATTTAAATCTTCTGCAGTTATGTCTTCAAGTTCTTCAAATCCATTAATGGTTATTGTTTGATTGACATCAGTTATTTCATAAGTCTTTTTTATTTTATGAAAATCTGTTTTAGAAATACCATTTACATCACAACTTGTTCTACTATAATATATATTTATATAACTAAAAGACGTATCTATATTCTTAAGATAAAGTATTATAGATTTATCAGTACGTTCATCCATATAAGCTCCAACACAAGTCTTAGGATTTGATAAATCTCCTTTAAATACAGACACTATTCCTGATTCAGCAACAATATCAGTTTCATTATAGTCACTATCAGAATATTTTATATAAAATATATAATTCCCTCCTTTGAGAGTTCCAAAGTAATCTACATTTTTAAATTGAATCTTTGGAATTCTAGTAACGTTTCTAAATAACCTAGTTTGTTGATCTAATTCATTTTCTGTATATAAATTAGATTGTTTAATTTGGTTTCGATTTATAATTTTATATCTATTATTTTCTAATAACGCTACTCTAGTATTTATTATTCTAGGAGGATTTTTATCATCGTTGAATATTAAATTTGTACTTCCATCATAAGAACTTTGACATTCTATGTCTATAGGATTTTCTAGATCTAATTTTAATTGAGAATTACTTACTGTAAAATCATCAATCTGATCATCAGATTTTTTTAAATTACGTAAAGGATTATACTCTCAAGCAATATCTCCAGTATCCTTGTACTTTTTTACTTTCAGTTTTATATCCATTATTGCCCGTCATCATATATATTAGAAATAAACTCTCTTGCTACAGAACGCGTATTATTATCTGTCTCTCTCATAAACAATTCTAAAGTAGCATCCATATTAGATCTTACTTGATCTGTAAACACCATACTTTTTATAGCATTAGTTAATTTCACTTTATTTGCATTCTCATTATACTCATGAATAAGATACAGGTCCCCACTTTTTATATTTGGCTGTCTTTCTAATTCATCTACTTTAATTCTTACATCACTATTCTTATTATCTATTAACCTTTGGAGTTCATATTTAAAAGATTCATCAGGAGTAACTATACAATTAAAATTGACATTTGTATTTGTAGATATCACATTATTGTCTGCAAAAGATACTCCATTAAATATTGAATCTATTTCATCTGGAATGTCAACTCCCTCATCCATGAAATATTTTCAATCATATGTTCCAGAAAGATTAATAGTTTTTATATATACTGGATTTATAAGAGATTCTCCATAGTTATATAAAGAATAATAAATTATATTATTTTTAGAAGACATACAATATCTTAAACAGTATATCATCATAAGATAGGAATACATACAAGTTTTAGAAATATAAGAAGCATCTTTCTCTGAAGGCGCCTTATTAGCACAGTAATATATACAAGGTCATGAATTTTTTGTTTCATATGACATTGCAAGACAGAAATTATTTGCAGATCCGTATCTGCCAAAGAAACCAGAATCTCCAGAATGGCTACTATCATTACTATATTTTGCATTATAGAAATTATATATATTAAATCCATAATCATCTGCATAACTTTTTGTACTAGTTGCAGAATGGCCATTTGGTTTTCAATCTGTTCTATGCCAATTAGTTCCACTTGAAATATTTAAATCTCCAAGAACACTAGGTCAGTTCTTTTCTGGAGTGAATTCTTCTGTATTCTCACCATAATACAACTTATTGTTTTCAAACCTAATAGTAAAAGGACCTACCTCTTTCCACCAGAAACACATTGATCATTTATCTCTTCCAGAACCGTCTTTTCTAAATTCTACATATTCAGGTCTATATTCTATTGTATGAGTATCGTCTTTATCTGTAACTTTAGTTTTAGTTTTTCCAATAGGATGATATTCATATAAATATTTATCACTACTACTGATTTCTTTTACAATATTATATTCAGTATTTGTAACTGTAAAAGTATTAAACAAATCAAATGAAAAAGATCCATCTATTTTATTAAAGAGTAGTGTATAAGTATTGCCTTTAGAATCTATAGCCTTGCCATTGTTAACAGTAACGCCTTTAGAAGTGATTCATCTTCATAATCTACCGTCATCTCCATTTTGGTCTTTTGGAACAGATATAGTATATACTTCAGAGTTTCCTACCTTTTTAATAGAATATGTATTGCCTTGTTTAAATATAGTCTTAATTCCAATCTTAGAAGTATCATACGTTTCTCCAGGAGGTTCTGGATATACTAATTTAATTTCACTAAAATAGTCACTAGAATCAAATGAATAATTATTTATTTTTTCATCTTTTGAATCTTCATTACCTCTTCGTTTTAGAAAAGCAGTTTCTGTAAACGCATAATTACCTGAATTAAGTTCGAGTTTTATATAATCAGCAAAGTAATTTACAAGGTCTTGTCCTGTAATATCCTTAAAGTTATCTTTAACATAATATCACCTATTTACAAGTTCTGTGGCATAAATTCTATTTTCGGCAGGTTCTATATCTCCTCTAATAGGATTTCCAGATTCAATATTAATAACATAACGAAGACTTAGAAAGTATATATCCTCTTTATTAAAATTAACTTTTTTTATCTTAGGTTCTCCAGTTTGAGTAGTATCATACTCTGCTATGTCTTCATTATTTTCAGAAAAGGGTATATCTATAATAATAGTTCCATTACTTATTATATCAGAAACCGAAGTCCAATCAATAGCAGTATAGGGGTTGTCTGAATCTGAAGTAGAATATCTTTCTAACTTATATTCAAGGCTAACTCCAGGAAAACTTTCTCAAGAAGTAAGCATTGTTAGAGAATTATCTCCTACAAAATATTTAAAATAATTTCTTCCAAAGTGTATTTCATTAGGATCTATTGTTATAGGATCTCTAGAAATTGTTTGTGTAAATTGACTATATATTATATAATTTTTCTTACCTTCATTTTCAACTAATAATGCGGGAGTAATATATTTATAGTTTCCAAGCGTTTTTGCATCAATAGTATTAAATATTATAGACTGGAAATTATTATAAGATATTAATTGATTAGGCTCTAGACTTATTGGAGATAATTTACTTATATTTTTTTCATCTAAAGTGTCATAATCATGTAAAAAATATACTAAATTATTTTGAATCTTATCTAAATCTCCATCGGCATAATTTACAAGATTCCAATAAGTTTGTACTCTAAGATCTCCGCCTGGATAAACTTTTATAGCATTCGAATCACTATCATCTACATATGTCTTACTTTTATCAAAATATATATTAAATTGTTCTGGAACCGTAATACTAAACTTTACAGCAAGCCAGCCAGGAATATCCCAAGATACAGGAATCCAATCACTTCTATTAGTTGTGGATTTATCGACTTGTAATTCAAGAAGCCCATCTATATTATACAATTTATTTTCATCTGTAAGAATATAAGGAACTAAGTGTCTATAGTATTTATTATTTAGCTGTTCAAGTGCTTCCTTAAAGGAATATTCACCTGAATTTTCATATATAAGAAGATACTTATCTCCTGGATTTAAATAAAAATTAGGATCTTTACTAAGAAGTATAATTTTAGTTTCACCTTCTAAATCTTTATATAAAGATGTTTTATCAATAATGATATCCTTAATTGTAGCATCCTTATTATCTACAATTGGGGTAAAGATTGTTTGTTGTGATGGAAAACTTCCAATTTCTACTTTGTCGTCAATTGGATTATATGAAATAATATATAATACTCCTTGGTGTTCTTTCATTCCAACAGGAACAAAACCATTACTCAAAGCTCCATTTTTAAACCCATAATTACCCATATCGTTCTGTAAGGCAAATTCATTACCATTATAAGTAATTAAAGTGCCGTTTAAACAATCAGTCATTACAGTATTTGGAACCATTAATGGTTCTATATCCTTTATCATTCCTCCATTAAACTGATTTATTTGATTTAATTTGTTCTTCATAGTTATTATGTAGTTATTGCTGCAGAAGGAATCTTAACTTCTCCAGATGCAGATATAGTAATTTGAGTATCTCCACTTCCTAAAGTTGCAGAACCGTCTTCATATACAACTAAAGGCCCAAACTTACAAAAAGTATCATAGTTATTAATATTATATAGATTGCCTCTCTTCAAACTACATTTGCCTGTATTTTCGATACTAATTCAATTTTCTTGAGCATCGTTTATTCCAACGAATGATGTTCCTAAAGCAGATATTTTAAGATAACTCTTTTGTTCAGCACTATTGTATAGGCATATAGTTGGGTTATTTAAATAACAGTTATCACTATAAATCCCTATTCCAGAAGGATTTAGTATATCGTCTGATATTACAGATAAATTTCCAATAACTGTATTACTAGTTTGATAAAAACCGATAGATTCAGGATTAGTTTCTAGTATAATATTATAATACTCTGAAGTTTCTTCAGGCTCTTGATAATATTGTACATTAATTGAGGTAAACGGTTGTTCTTCAGTATCTGAAGTTAGATTCTCAGCTTCTGAATATGCATACAACCCAATAGATTCTGAAAAAAGAGCTAGAAAGCTTGCTTTATCTGAAATGTATGTAGTATGTACATATATTTCGTCATTATTAATACCTGTGACTATGAACTTTGCACTAATATTCTCAATCTCCTCAGATGTATCTTTTTTATATTCATTTATAATTAATTCTCCCTCTGTACCAGGAGTAACAAATCCTGAATCTATATATAATTTTAAAACAACACCATTAAATGTAGATTTATTTTCCTCTGGAATAATGTAAATTTTTGTTATAATCTCATTATATAGATTAGATGAACGTGCAATATTTTCAGCGTTTTCAGTAATTTCTGTATCTTCCGTAATTTCTTCAGGATCTATATAATAATTATCTGCAACAGATAATGGTATGCACGAAATATTCTTTCAAGATTCAATATTTATTGGCTCCCAATAAAAAGATTCTGATAAAAGTTGTTTATCAAAATCTAATTGATGAGAGGTATATGTTGATGGAGTTTGTCAATTATAACTTGTATTTACAGATTTTACAAGATCTTTAGCAAACTCGACAAATGTAGTCTTACTAGTATTTATTCCTTTTACAGAATATAATTTATATAAAAGCTGTAAAATATTTACTCCAAGATCGTATAGATTTCCATCAATATCTAGCTCGCTTGCTGTAACACTTATATTTCCTCCAACTGAGATATTTCCAGAAAGAGTTTCAAAACTAAGTTTTTTAATATTAGCATTACTACAAACTACTGTATTACATGTAACTTTCCCATCTTCAGCTATAAATTTTCCATCTGTAGTTTCTAATGTATTAAAAGAGATGTTCTGTTTATTTAATAATGCTTGAATATCATTTCAACTATGCCCATCAATAAACTGTGCATTAAGATTACTTATAACTTCTGAACTACTTAATTTAAATGGCGGAGTCCCATTAAATATTACAGTATTATCAAATATTATATTCCCTTCAAGAGAAGCATCTGAATTTTGAGAATCACTAAAACTAAAATAACTATTATCTAATGTATAATAAATTCCCCCGTTTAATGCAAAGATTATTTTTCTATCTCCAGGATATTCATACTGTCCTGTCTCATATAATAATATATCGTCTACAATTATAATTTTAGACTCTATAGATTCTTCGTCTTCATCATCAGTTGTTTCCTTATCATAATTTAACTTATAATATTTATCTCCAACTTTTACTCTTATTACCCCACTAGTTTCAAAAACTAAATTTCTTCTAGGAGACCCTATTATTTCTTCTTTTGCCATATTAAATCATTATTATTTTATTTTTTACATCTCTATATGCTATATATTCAAAGTTTCTTGTTGTAATTTCACTTTTTAAAAACGTTCATCCTACATCAATAGGATAATATAGTTTAAAGAAGTGTGTTCTAGATTTATCTAAAAAACACTCTTCTTGTATTTTATATAACTTCAAATCTCTAAACTTTATTTTAGATCTACGCTTTGAAGTTATCTGAGTTTTATAAAATTCTCACTCAGCTTCAGTTAGACCGAAATAGTACGCTCCGTTATATACTTCTTGAGCGTACTTATATTTCAGTCTTAATTTAATACGATGTTTAATATTATTATATCTAACTCTTTTATAATCATCAAAAAACATCTTTCCACAAAAAGCAGTATAGTTATGATTTCCTAAAACTACATCTGCTCCACTTTTAGCTAATAAATGAAAACTACTAAAACCGTGTTCTATAACTCTTTTTAACTCATCTTTTGAGATCTTTGGATATTTTTCTTGTATAATACCTAAATAATCGTCTAATTCTTTAATCATAATTAATAGTACACTTTTGCTTCTTCAGTATATTGATCTATGAGTTTTTTAAGATATTTATCAACATAGATTGGTTTTTCCATAGTTTCTTTATTATGCTTCATATATCTATATACTAGCTGGTTTCCTGTAAATTGAGATAATACAAAATCAATATTATTAAATTTACCTCTTCTATATGCTTGTTTAAAGTCTTCATCTGCAATTTGTTTCATAGAAATTTCTCCATAATTCCCAAAACGTAGAGGTAGTACAAAGGTAACATTATTATTTATAATATCCAATAAGATCTCATAAAAACAGTCATCAAAAATCTTAGCAGCTAGATTCTTATGATCTTTATATCTATTTTTTACTCATCTTCCTTTTAATAACTTAGGATTTAACCCATTATATAGTTCCCTAGAGTTAAAACCATGAGGAAACATTTTTTTATTCATTAGTTAACAGGTTTAAATGATTTCTTATATTGCTTTCTATCCCAACGTGTACGAGCATCAAGAATCTCATTCATTTCATTTTGCGAGATATGTTCAGGAACTCTGGCATCACTACAAGCTCTCAATCATTCTTGTTTAACTGCTTGAGCTATTTGAAAAGAATTACTATCTCTTAATACAAGACTCTTTTTATATAAATCAATATATGCGGCATATGCAGCTAACGCAGTTAATTCTTTATCTGTTATAAGTGGCAGTCCATCATCATCTACAATTACACCATGATACAGTACAGATACATTCGAATAATCTCTATCAAACTCTAATGCATTATTTATCTCATTATAATTTAATAGTTTTCCTGATTGATATAAAGGATCTTTATTTCATTTTCAAGCTTCATTATATCTTTCATAATAAGCATTTTGAACTAATGGAAAAATACTAGTATCTGAAGTAGATTGAAAGTCTTCAAATGGAATTGTCACAGATTCTATAAAAGATAAATTACAAGGTAATTCTAGTATTCTGTTTGTAGTATCTCCTACATATCTATACATTCTAGAATGTTTGTTACCTATTAACTGTAAACCATTTAAAACTATATCCTCAAAATTATCAGGATTTATTGTAACCCCGTATAATATATTAGCAAGAGAATATACAGAATTTATATTATTTAACTTCATAACTATTTAGGAGTTTGGTCGTTAGGAGTGACAGGAGTAGCGAGTTGCTTATACCAGCGAATATATTTCTCAGTCATTCTTTTAATAATTTCATCAGATAGAATTCCACAATCTAGATATACTTCAGGATTTTCAGAACAACAATCTCATTCTAAAAGCTTTCTTGGATCTAAGAATAGTGCAATTACAGATATATATTTCACAAAAGGAACATTAAAAATATATCCGTCCATATTACCATTAGAATTAATTGCAGTATCTATATAGACATATGGACTTCCTGGTTTATTTTTTCTATACTTATGAAATCTATAAGTTTCATCTGTATAAATATTATAACGAGTATGTCTATCTATACTGCCAACAAATCTTATTGTATCAATTCCGTTTATATAAATAATCGGTGGAATTTCAAAATGTAATGCTTTTTCTCCAACTTGCAAATTACAACATTTTGACATGTAATCACAATCAACTTCAATACAATTAATTGCTAAAAACAATTCATCTAAATTAAGAATTCCTTTTAAAAGAAATTCTCTCATTATTTGATTACGCTCTGCCACTACTTCATCCTGAAGTTGCTCTACAGATATTTTTGGATTTGAAGTGATTCCTGCTAATCCAGTTACTGTATTATTATATACAGCACTTGCTATTGCTTCTATTGTCATAAACTTCAGTTTAAAAATTAAAGGCAGGACAGGGAAATTACCCCGCCCTGCCTTCTTCTAGTGATATATGTTAAAAGGAGTATTAAGCTCCTACTGTAAACTCTTGTTCTGCTACAGCATTACCATAAGAGGCTTTAACTGTAAACTTATCACCTTCTGCTACAGCATTACCATAAGAGGCTTTAACTGTAAACTTATCACCTTCTGCTGCAGTTTGTCCTTTTTTTACAGTAAGCTTACCATCGTTATCGATTTGATACTTACTATCTTCTTCTTTAATTGAATATTTAATAAGATTTGGACTAACAGCGGGACCAGATACATTTGCTTTAATTATTGCTTTTTCTCCGTTAATATCCTGTACTGAAACCTTAAGTGCAGATACGAATTCGATATTAATTAATTCAGTATTATCAGGACTAACAACTTTAATTGAATCGTCTCCAAATACTTTTTTCAGATCCTCTTCAAACTTATCAACAAGTGATGATAATACATAGAACGTATGTGTCGTAACTGATTTAAGAGCTTGTCCTACTGTTCCCTGTCCATGAAGCCCCTTACGAGGCATGCAATATAAGAATGAGAATTGAGTATACAAACCTCCGTTTACTGGATACTCCTCTTCATTGAGAGCTGCATAACGTATATTAGGATAACTTGGGAAACGTAGATTCTCCTGAAGCCAAGCAGCAGTACCAATTTCCATTTTATTCTTAGTTACTTCTACAGCCTCATCAACCGTTACATATTGCTTCTCAGTGCAACTATCAGGACAACTAATACCTCTTTGTTCCTGAAGTTCAGCTACAGTAATGACCTGATGTGAATCAGTGCAACTTACAAGTACTTTGCCTGAATCTTCTGCAGATACTCTTACATATCTGTAGTTTTCAGGAATAGCCATTTCGATAGCCTTAATCATTTTTTCCTGAAGTTCTTTAGTCTTTCCTAAATCTTCAGCAGAAACCTCAAATTCAGCAAGTACAGCCTTACCAAAATTTGACCAAGGCATAGCGTAATCTGCAAGGTATTTACCGATTAGAGTAATACCAATTACTACTCTATAAGTACCTTCTTTCGTAGGTAAATTAAATGCTGCACTAGCGACTTGGCCTTTTTCTGCTGGAGTTTTGTAAATAACTCCTTCGACTAAGCCTTCTTTTCTATAGTCTGCACAACGTAATACTCGAAATAATTTAACAGGCCCATCCATAACCATAAAACGAGGATTTACACCATCGTCAAGCAGGTTTGAATTAATTATTACTTCTTTTTGAAAATCAAACATAATTTTTAATTTTTAAGTTAATAAATTTATTTATTTCCAGGAACTGCTATAGTTTGATTAATTGGAATGTTCGTTTGTAATCTTGGATCACTAGCATTCTCTAACAGTAATCTAACTGTTATATTTATAATCTCATAGCAAACATAATCTGGAAATTCCAAGAATTGAGTATTATCTTCTGGTAATAATACATCATCCTGAGTCATGGAAACATACATAGGAGCTTTTACATAAGTAATATATACATTATTTAAACTTCAATTCGAATCGCCACTATGTATTTCCAAATTTACAGAAGATTGATTTACAATCCTTTTATATGGTTCTTTTAATGCATAAAATCGATATTTTCCATCCTCTGTTTTAATATAATTAGGACGATAACTACCTTCTTTAATTTCATTATCCATAACAGGATTTGTTACTGGTTGATCTTTTTCATTTCTATTAATAATATAATAATATGGCTTCTTATGTGAAGGTTTCATATAATAATTATTAATAATACCTGCATAAAGATCTGCAGTTAATCTTTGACATGTTGAAGTAATAGTTCTTTGCACTCCATTTCCACATCTAGATTTATTTGAATCACTACCTGTAAATTCTGCAATACAATTCAACATATGTAAGTAATCTTTAGGAAGTTGTAGCTCTCAAACAGTATCATTAAATTCCTGTCTTGGAGCAATTTTACCTACTTTAATTACTGATGTAGTTTGTAAAAATCCTAAGTCATCTGAACTTTGTTGATTGTACTCACTTCTGTTATATACACCGTTTATATATTGTTGAATTGCTTTATTAAACAAGTATATGAAGTCCTCAAGTAAAACTTGAGGAGCTTTCACCTTGTTGCATTCAACTAAAATGTATTCGTAACATTGACGAATTGTCATATCATTTTATTTAAGCTAGTTTTCTATTTTTAGGTGGTATAAAATAATCTACCTTTTCTAAAGTTATAAAATACTTATTTATTGTGTATTTATTCTTAATAGCTCTAGATAAATTTGAACCATTAGTGTTTAAAAACTCTATACATTTCTTAAATGTTAACTCTCTAATAAAATTACCATTATGATCATAAATATAATAGGTTCTCAGCTGTTTAATTTTATATTCTGTAATATTTATGTTTTTATCTCAACTTCATAAAAATCCATGCCGAGCCACTTTTTTATTAATAGATTCTCCAATAGATTGTCTAGAAATTTGTAAAATTTTACTGGCAGTATTAATACAGTCCCAAATTTTAAGTAATTTGCCTTCTAAAGAATATTGATAAACTTTTCCTTTTGTAGGATGAGTCCTTCCGCCACCTGCAGTAACATTATATGTATTCCCTTTATTAATAACCTCAGGTGTTACTAGTTTTGCCTCATATTTATAGGCATCAATAGGATTATCAAATTTTGCTAAGGTTTCTCTATAAAACTGATCCTGTCCATATTTTTTGAATGCAAAATGGAATGGGTATTTTGGGTGAGTAATACTGTAGGTATGTTTCGGAATCTGAATTCCATTACCATAATATCCATCAAAAATTTCATCTGTTTCTGTTTTATGTACTCCAATATAAAATTTTCCGTTAATTTTACATGTAGTTCTATATACAATCCAAATCATTAATATACTATTATAATATTTTCCTATTTAAGGTATAATTATTTTTATTAGTAAGTTTTAAGAACTTATAGACAATAAATTCATTTATAATACTTAATTTAATATGTAGTATACTTATATCACTTGTCTAATAGTCATTATATATTGTTATTTATTGCTTTTCTTCTTTTCCGTCTTTTCAACTTTTTCCTCAGCTTTATCTTCAGCCTTTTCCTCTACTGTTTCTTTTAAACTTAGTTTCTGAAGATCAGGATATGTCTCTAATGTAATACCCTCGTAGATAGTTTTATTTGCAGGAATCTTCAAGAAGAGTAAGATAGATTCATCAGTTGTACCTAGACGAACATCCCCATACATCCAAACTCCACTTTGAAGGTTGATAACACGTTGTTCTTTTGCGTCAATAAGCAGCAGTTTAAGTGCTGTATCTGATCCTGTATAAAGGTCAATAACAACCATTGGATCTTTTTCCGCTCTTTGATATAAATAGTCCTGAACATCTGAGTCAGGAGCATTTCTCATTGATTTGCCAAGTAACCTTGTTTTGGTAAGTCTTCCTTTAGCAGAATCTTGTTCAATATAAGTGAACGCTTTTGTTACAAGCTTCATACGTTCAATACGTTTTTCAGATTCAACTCCAGGTCTTTCTACATAGAATTCAGCTTGACCATAACGTTTTGGACCTCCGTCAATTAAAAGATTACCTTTTGAATCTTTAGAATCTCTTTCAGGTGCAATTAAGAATGAATCTTTAATGCAAGTCCAAATATTTCTTTCTAGAGGATTATCTAAATCAAACGTTTTACCATCATAAATCTCTATTCGTTCATCTTCCTTAATAAAGTAATTACTATTAGGACTATTAATTTCTGCTTCACTTAGGATCATTTCTGTATCTCCACTAGCGTCTACCTGACGAACTCTTTTTACAAAAGGATAGTTTGAACCATTTGCTTGTTTTAAAGGATTAATAAAGCAATGTGCTTTTTCCTTACCATATACATTTCTTAAAGTTACTATATTATTCATATTTATTCTTATTAAATTTATCTATACCAAATAATGATATCTAAGTTTTAAATATTTTGTAGACTTCTCCCGAAGGAGAAGCCTACTAATATTCTATTCTATCTTTTTATATTACTTTTCACTAACTAAGATAAAGCTACGATATGGGTTGAATACACCAACACCAGCATAACCCCAGTCAATAAGTTTAGTTGCAGCTACTGGGCTTGCAACAGGACCACTTTCACGTCCACTTCTACGACCAACACCCTCTAACCAGTTATGGCAGAACTCATTGTTCTTGAATGTGAACATTGCAATAGCGGGTTTTCCACTAGCAGCATCAGCAGTCAGATCAAGGAAGATACCATATTTCTTCTCAGGGAATTCGATATCAAGAGCACGGTCAACTTTGAAAGTTACAGTATTACCTGCATACTCGTATGAGTTATAGGTTGCACCAACTTTGATATAATCATTAGCACCCTTAGAGAACATGAATGTACCAACAGTCTTCCAATCACGAAGATATCCTGACAGACTATCCTGAATTTCAGCTCACATAGGAGTATTGCAAATAAAGATATATTTATTGCCAGTAGGATTATTTGATTTAGCGATCATGGCAAGGATAGCGGTATTCATAACTTTATTAGTCATCTTTGAATACACATATTTACCTGCGAAACGCTCAATCTGAGGAATAATACCATCACCAGAGATAATAGGCTCACCTGTTTCAGGATCAAAAATCTTAGGTTTACCATTCTTATCTACGTTAGTCTTACCCCAAAGCAGTGCATTTGCACGAGCAGCCATGAAGCTATCAAGACAATCTTTTTCTGCAGCATTCATTTTGTAAACAGGATCACTCTCTGTTCCTTTACCAATCTGAATGAAAACGTCCTCCATTGCACGATACTTAGCAGTGTAGTCTACATCTGCACGGTGTGTTGCAATAAATGTACGATGCTTTTCAACATTTGACTGATACTTAACGTATCCTTCCTCATGCATTTCAGGCTGATAGTTCGTTAAGAAACGAGTCTTCATACCTGGCTGGCAGAATTCAACATCAAGAGTAGCATTGTAATCTGAATCTTGTAGTTTACCTACAATCTCCCAGTCTCTATCTGATCTACGAACAGGACGTGATAGGAAGATAACTTGCTGACGTGATCCTTCGATGATCATTACGTCATTTCTCTGATAATAATTTTCAGGGAAGTGGAAGATGATATCAGTACCCTGAGCACCATCGCCATCAGGAACCTGTAGGAAAGGAATTCTCTTAATAAATCCTACATTAATGTCCCACTCTACCATAAATGAATTAATACTTTGGAAACTATTTTTCTTGTCTTTTTCCATTGTATATATATTCATCAGAGATTCAGTAAGGTACGATGCGGTATACTGCTCATAAAGTGATGATACAATACCAAGACGTGCAGGTTTTTCACCTAAAAATTTGTAAAAATCCTCATATGTACGAGTTGAACTCATCTGAGGACGTACTGTACTAAAACTAGAAATTCTCATATTGTTTAATTTAATTGTTTATTTATAATTCGTCATCTCATAATGACGCGATTGATTTATCTGGATTTGATTTATTTTTCTCTTCATTAGTAGGTATTACAGTTGAAGGTTTAGGAGGCTCATTCTTAGGAGCTGCGGGCTTCCTAGTTTCCTTAATTAAACTCTTATAATACTGAGAAATACCTGAAATAGCATCTTTACCAAAGAGACGATACCAAGCAAGCTCTACAAGAACTTGTGGATCATTTAAATCTTTAAAGAACTGGCTAGCTCCATTTTCATCTTGATCTAGAATATAACTAAAGATCTCTTGTTTATCATGATCTTCAATTTGTAAACTATCAGATTTTTCATCTTGATAGTCAAGAGAGATTTCATTGAAATTTACTAACTGTTCCTCAAGTGTTGATTTAAATGCATTATACTGTTCCTCTTGAGCTCTTTGTGCATCTTCTACTGCTTTATCTTCTTGTGCTTTATATTGGTTTCGAATTGTCTCTACCTTCTTCTTAAATAAGTCTTCATTACTCTTTGCTAAGTCTAAATCTGCCTGAATCTCTTCTTCAGTCATACCTTCAAACTTAGATTTAAGATCGGCAATATACAATTCTTCATCAGAGTAATCATCTACAGAATAAGCTTTATTTACAGGACCATTTTGATTAATATAATCTTGTATTGCTTTCTGAGAATAATATTCAATAACGTCCTGGATAGTTGCGTTATTATTTCTTAAATATTCAATTGTTTTAACTTCATCATCAGATAAATCAGGCTTGGCTAATTCATTTAGAATATTTAATTGTTCGTCTCTATCCAACGAATTAAAGTCTACTTCTTGTTCATTACCCTCTTCATCTTGATAAAGTAAAGTTTTTCCATCTCTTAGTCCTCTACTTTTTAAGAACTCACTAAACACATCTAAACCCTCGCCAGCATTTAGGTCAGGGTTTTCAGGAGGTTCTTGGTTAGTAGGACTAGGTTCGGGTTCTGGCTCACTATTAGTATTTTGATCTGTAATAGGAGTTTTGTCTGTTGGTTCTGGATCTTCTAATAGAAAATCCATGTGGTTTTGTCCGTCGATAATCATAATTCTTATTTTTCCTTATTAATTGATTATTAATGTGTTTTAATATTCGCAGCAAATATAATATATAAATTTCTAATTTCCAAATAAAATAGAATAAATTTTATATTAATTCTCACTTTGAATAGCTTCTACAAAGTCTAAGATATTATCAGTAATAGATCCAGCTTTATCAAGCTTTTCAATAATTGACTTTAAGAATCCAATTTCACTGTCTGTAAATTCAACTGTTAATAGTTCCTTTTCAGGAGACCACACAATTCTACCATCTTTATTCTCAATCTTCAATGCTTCGACTTCCTCACTTGAAAAGTCAATCTTTTTCCGAACATTTCTTTTTGAAATCATTTCAGTTACAGAACCTTGCTCAGGAAGATTCATCAGTAACATTAATCGAGTAGCTACATTTAAATCAATTTTTTTCATTTTAGTTTTATTTATATTAGTTCATATTTTTAATTTGTATTTGCAAAGTTATAGATTATTTAATAAATAAACAAATTTTTATCTAATTTATTGTATATAAACAAAAAATGCCGCATTTCTGCGGCATATCTTGTAAAAATTAATCTTTTTTATCTATTTCTTTTATTTCTATGACTAGCTTTTGACGACAATCATCACATAAAAATCTTTTAGCTATTTTAAACATACTTTGACCAATTTCACCTGTTAAGTATTGATATTCTTCTCCATATGGTTTAATTTTCAATGCTGAACTAATATGCATTGCTAAATGACCTTTTTCATGATCAAATGTATTTTGAAATTCTTCAGCAGATGTTGTCAATCCAATAACTACAATGGAACATTTATGTTTGAAGTTTGAATAGGTAATTCCTATATTATATTGGTTACTTCTTAATAAATTTTCTGCTTTTACAAGTTCAGATCAACTACATCCTATTAGTTCTAATTCTTCTAGAATTTCATCTGTATAATAAGTATCTACTGCATAATATACAGTTACGTGCCAATCTCAATCCTCCAAATAAATGTTCTGTACTACCATATTAGATCATATCTTCTCACATTATTGGAGTTCCTGAGCCTATGCAGTCTGCATAAAATCTTGTTAGAGCCTTTCCATCATATCCATCTATATCATCTAAGTAATCTTTAACATAATTAACCATAAATTGCCCCATTAACAAGAATAAGATCTTCTCTTAAACCTGATTGAGCTGCTGCAATTCAAGTAATACAATAACATTTATATGCTCCTCCAGATAATGAGTCTATACCATCCATTAAAAACACAGTTGGTTCATCAAATACTACAGGTGTTGCAGAAGGAACAACAACTATAGCATCTGGTTGTTCTTTAGTAACTCTTGCTACAACATTTACTTGAGTTGTTGAATTTGTAAAATAAATACCTGGTTTACCAGCATCATCAGCATTTGTTAATATTGGTAGTTGTTTACTAAATATATTATCTAAGTTAATAGTAGATGCTGAAGATCCTGTATAACTTGTAGTTGAACTTCCTGCAATAACATTTAATGCATATGGGTTTGGAAGTGCTATAGGAATTTCAGGTATATCGTTAACATTTGCTGGAGTAAAGCCTAAAGCAGTTTTAACTGTAGTATCTTTTAAGAGAGTATAAGCAGTACCATCCTCTAAGACATATATGGCCATTTCAGCACCTCCAGACTCTGTATATCCTGTCTTAATTCCTCCTAAAACATTATTTTTAGCTACAGGTAATGTATATGAAGATCCAGGAGCACTATTAGTAATAGTTAAAGTTCCATTAGAAAATGATAGACCAATACCAGTACCATTAGCAATAGTTAATGTAGTAGAACTATCATTTAAAGTTGTACTTCCAACTTTAACTGGTCTTCAAGTATTCTCGGTGGAATATCCTTGGCCCGTAACTCAACTTTGAGTAGCATATCCACTTAAAGATGGTATTTCACTCTTTAATGCTAAATTAGAAAGTGTCTGACCAGAATTTTTGATAGATTTAGTTCCTGCTCCAATTATGATATAATCAGAAACAAGATTTCCACTAGCCATTACATCTCCACCACCTGCTGAACCAATTTTTTCATCAATCTCGGATTGAGAATAAGTTTCAGACTTTGTATAACGATTATTTAATGCTTCAGTAACTACTTTATTTTGGACAGGATTAACAGAACTTGTACTTAAAGAAGAATCAACTACAGTTCCATCAGGTATATCAAAATTAAGATCTGATTCATCAACTTTGTCTTTATAAGCAAGAGCTCCTGCATCTGTAATTTGAGCTAGAGGATGAGTATGTGCTGCAGGAACATAAGTTTCTGGTTTTCCTGTAACTTTATCTCATGCTATTTCTTTCTCATCAACATATGACTTTAATGCTAAATTATTAATTAAAATACCTGAATCTTTAACAGTTTTTCCTGGACCATTAGAAGTTATTACTCTATCCGCAGTAGTAAATGCCTCTGCTGCAATTACATCTCCTGCTCCAAAACCTGTTAACTTATCGTCAACTTCGTCTCTTGTATAATAATTAGAAAGATCAATTTCTGTATTACCAATCTTCTCTCATTTTCCATCAACAAATACATATTCATCATGTATATCTGGAGCAGAACCAGATTTCTTAACAAGATAAATAATATTTGTCTCTCCAACACTTGGAAGTTGATCAACAATCTCAATTTGAAGATTAGCTAAATTAGCAATCATTTCTTTTAAGATTCTTCCTTGGTTTGCAGATAATGATTTATCAGCAGCAAGAGACTCTAAATTATCTACAATTGAACTTTTTATCTGATTATTAATAGTTGTATGTACATTATCAATAGCTTGTCACACTCCTCCAGAAGTAATTAAATTTTTACTTCCTTCTGTCGGCTCTTCTTCTATTGAATTAATAATTTTTGGTATATCAATTAATACTTTAGCATATTCTTCTTTAGTGCCTGTATACCCATTTTCTTGTGCAATAAGATAAGCATCTTTACCAGGAGCACCAATTGTTCCAGGAAAAATAATCCATTTCTTTTGCTTTTTATCATAAATTTTTACACTCATAATTTATATATTTTTAAGATTATGCATATGCTGCACCGTTAACAGCAACCTTACCGTTTGCCATATAACTTAAACAATAGATATAATAAGTTCCAGATAAATCTGCAAGACCATCCATCTTAATTGCATTAGAAGCAGTAAATGTAAGTCTAGCAGTGCTTATAATAACTGAATCAGGATTACTTGAACTAAACCTACTCAGAGAAGAAATAGTTCTTGATAAAGTATTATTATAACTATATCCTGCAGAAACTGTTGAACTACTTAAAGTAGACGTTGATAGTATTCTTGCAGTATTTATAGATACCGCAGATGAACCTGTGTATGAAGTTCCATTAATTGTTAATGCATATGGATTAGGTAATGCGATAGGAATTTCAGGTATATCGTTAACATTTGCTGGAGTAAAGCCTAATGCTGCAGTTACGGCTCCTTTAGTAACAGCTATATATGCTTGATTTGAACTGTTTAAAACTAAAGGTAAATTAACCCCTGAAGCAGTAGCTCCAATCTTTATACCTCCAGCTTCTGTTGATGTAGCTATATAATTAAATCTGCCGAAGGCGTTAAATTCAAGGGAGCTCCCAATGATAAGATCTGAAATATCAGCATCCTGAGCTGATATACCTCCCCTAAATATTTTTTCTCCTGCAAATGACTGATCTCCAGTAGTTACTACACCAGATTGTGTAGCAGAAGCTGAAGGGATTGCTCCAAATGAAACTGTACTCATTCCAGAACCAGTTAAAGAACCTGTTGGTCCTGCTGTTGTTCCATTAGTCCAAGTAAACGTTGTTGGATAATAATTTGTATTAGTGTCTGTCCAGGGAACATTAACATATGCTTTACCATTACTTAATTGTACAGCATAGTTTTTACCACTTGTTGTATAACCAATTTGAATTCCTCCATATGCACTTGATGTAGCAACAGGAATTGAAGTTAAATATCCTTGACTGGTAACTCAACTTTGCGTTGCATATCCTGATAGTGATGGTATCGTTGGTTTATTACTGAGATCATTATAACTTCCTGAAGTTGCTACTGTTGCAAATGTAGGCTTTCCAGTTACTCCAGACCAAGGTACACTTGTTGCACTTCCTGCAGTAAACTCTTTAAATGCATTCCCAAATGTAGTAGCGGCATCATCTATACAAAAATACATTAATCCTCCATTACCTATTTGTACTACATCTCCTTCTTGAATTGTACCAGCTTTTACTGCATCTATTGCTGCTGTTTGTGATTCTACTACAAACATTCTTTCTAAAGCACCTGCTGGTAATTTTTCTATTGGAATATTTGGAAGTCGAGCTTCACTAATAGTTCCAGAAGTAATCTTAGATGCATCAAAACCATTCAGTGTACTATTAATAGATACATTACTAGATCCATCAAATGTTGCACTTCCTGATACTGCTCCAGCTATTGCAATTACTCTTGGGGTTGCTAATTTAGTAGCTGTTCCTGCATTACCACTTACTGTAGTTTGCGCAGGATGCCTATGATCTTCACGTGCATATTTTGTAGATGTTCCAACTGCTGCAGTACCTGCAATAAGTGGTGCTACTGTCGCAGGACTAATTTTTCCTGCATTAACTAAAGCTTCAACTTCTGAAGCACTGATATCACATTTATATTCTTTACCCCAAGTACAGATCATTGGACCTTCATCAATAAAGGATATATATGCGTCAAATACTTTACGTTCCTCTGTTCCTGCAGTAGTTTTTGCTCTTTCGGCTTCGTATGATGCTTTAGTTTTAAAATGTAAAAATTTTGTTTTATATGCCATAGCGTCTATATTTTTATAGCACCTATAATATTATAGGTTAAAAATAAAGGGAATAGGGAAATCCCTATCCCCTTATTATCTTAATTTATTCGAATTCAACCCAAGTCATTAAACCATCAGCATAAGCTTTTACATCACTAGCTTCAGCAAGACCTTTAGCAGTTGAACTTGCACTAGCTACAGCCTGCAGCATAGAAGTAACTGTTACTGTAGTTTCACTTTTACTAGTTGCGATATAATTAGAAACAGTGCCATTAACTACCTGAATTGCAGAATCAGCTTTAGCACCTTGAGCAGAAGTTGCATAAGCACTTGATTCGGTATAAGCTGCACTCTTAAGACCATTAACTGTACCTTTAAGCTGTTTACTAGACATGCTAAATTTAACCTGTCCATTAGTAGTATTAGCTGTATCTACAGTAATAGCTCCAGTCTGTCCTCCAAATGATTGAACTCTAGAAGCAGCGGCAGAAGTAATTCTGCTATCCATTGCTTCAATTGCAGTTTGAAGATCATTCTCACCATATGTTCCATCACCTCCAACTAGAATATCTGCACCAGCAAGTACTACATTAGCTGATAATGGTTTACTATTAACAGTTCTTGTAGTTGGAACCTTTCCATTAAGAGCAGTATCAAGTCCAGAGATTTTAGAAGTAGCTAAAGTAGGAATATCACCTGCTACAAGAGCTCTGCGGGAAACAGTAATAATACCATCAGTTTCAGAAACTGCAGAAACAACTTGTCCAGCGACAGCCGTATCAGTTTTATCTAAAGTTCCAATCTTAGTGCTAATTTCACTTGTAACTGTGGTTTTAGTAGCATAAGCAGATAGATCAATTGTTCCACCTAGCTTATCCCACATTCCTATTTGATTTCCTGCACCAGCTTTAATTGCTACAAAGTTTGAACCAGCTTCAAAAGCTTCTCCATTTAGAGTGCCTGCAGCAACTACATTATAAACATCGCCAATAACAACTCCTGTAAGAGCAGTAAGAGCTGAAGCATCATCTACAGAACCCTTCGTCTTGTATACACTACCAACAGCAGAAGCTACTTTATTATCAACTTCTTCTTTAGTGTACGTAGTAGCTTGAGGAGCTGCTGCTTCAGCTGTAGCTTTAACTGCATTAAGAGCAGTTGTAGTAGCTTTAGCCTCAAGGACAGCTGTCAATCCAGAAACTTTACTTTGCTCAATTGTACCTACAGCAAATGTAACAGTACTATCACCACTATCACGACTTTGTGTAATAGTAGTACCGTCTGCTCTATAAACAATAGCGGCAGGAATTTTGCCAATCTCAGTGTCTGTATATGATTTAGCTGAACTAATTGCAGACGATTTTGCTTCATCTGTATATTTCTTCAGTCCATAATAACTCTGTACAGTTGAGGCATCTCCAGATGCTCCAATATTTAACTTCTTTGCTAGCTCTGTAGTAACTGCAGAAGCTGAGGCTACATCTGATAGATTTAGAGAAATCGCTTCTCCACTTTCGTTAATAATTTTAAGGGTTTTAGTACTCTCATCCCAACTTGCAGACTTGACGCCATCACCGAATTTATCAACAGCAGTAGCACTTGTTGCTACTTTAATCATACCTGTTGATGTTTCAAAGTAAATTCTACCAACTACAAGACCACTTGCTGGAACTGTAGCAATTTTTTGAAAACTTAAATTTGTTGCCATGTTTATTTTTTTAAATTTTAATCCCCTCCCCCCTTCACTAAATGTGAGGAAGGGGAAATTATTATTTATTCAATTTCTGATCAAAATATATCAAGCTTACCGTCTGTTCCAACTTGGATAGATGAACTTGTTGATACTAATTTAGACATATCTACAGCTAAACCTCTAGAAGTACCTTCACCAGTTACCTTAATAGTATTATCTGGACTAGTAATAGATGTAATGCCACCTGCAACAGCAGTTTTAATACTATCACTAAGAGCTTTCATACCTTCAGCAACTGTTTGATCTGCACCAATTTCAGCACCGCCAGTAATTGCTACTCCTACTTTTACAGTTGAGCCTTTTACTCCACTAAGATCTAACTTAAGACCTTCGGCTGATTTTGATAGTGCTTCATTTGAAGCTGGATCTAACTTAACATCAATAACATTTTCTTCTGTAATTGAAACTGCATTACCAGGAGTTAATTCGTCTTGCTTACCTCCAACAGATGTTTGTAAAGATTCAATATCAGATTTATTAGTTCTGATTTGATTTAAATCAGTATCAGAAATTAAACTTGAACCTGCAACCTTATCAACTTTGTTATTAAGCTGATTGGTAACTGTAGTAATCTGTCCTTCTAAAGCTGTATCTGCAGCCTCTAGTTCTGTCTTTGCTGTAGAAATTGCATCATCTACTTGTGTCTTCGTATAATATCCTGAAAGATCTACTGTGCCTCCCAGAGGATCCCATTGAGTTCCATCCCAAGCATAGTTAGTTCCAGCAGGAGTAGTTCCATGAGCTGCAACTACATTCCATACATCACCTTTCTTATTACCTTCAGTAGGAAGAGCGTCATAAGTATCTTTAGTACCTTTATAATCAAGAGCTGCAGCCACAGAAGCTTTCAGATCATCTATAAGAGTTTTTAAAGCTTTACCTTGTGCCGCAGAGAGTGCAGCATCCGTTTTATCACTTTCAAGTGAATTGATAATCTCTACAACTGTGCCAGTTGCAAGAGTTTCCCATACTCTATTAGAACCATCAGGATCAAACCCTTTAAGGATATATGCTGTCTTATTTTCTTTTACATAAACGAAAAGACCTTCTACTAACTGAATAGTAGGCATCGAGTCACGGTCAGCTAATGTAGCTTGAACCGTTCTATTATCTAATGGTAGATTCGCACCTAAGTCAAAACCAGAACCTACCGAAATGCCTTTACCAAAAAATTCTGCCATAATTAGTTAAAGTTTACATAGTAAGTACTAGGTTGCGTCATCTTACCAGATAAATATACTGTGTAATCAACAGCTTGACCATCTAAACCAGTAACCGAAACTGTACTAGTTGCATACGAACTAGTTACATCAAAGTTGTTACTGTCTTTAATATTTGAAACTGTCCATCCTGCTGGAGCTGCAAAACAGATATATTGTTCAGAAATAGGACCAGAAACTTTAATAGTTTTCTTTGCAGAAACTGTTTTAGTCATTCCTTTAATAACCTCTTCTGTAATTGCATTTGTAGAAACTAAACCTGAATAAGCTGCACGATAACCTGTTACAGTTGTTTTTCCAGAATCTACACTTCCAGCCACAAGTGGAGTTTGATAATTATTTCCTTTTGAATCTTTAGGTTGAGGACCTTCAGCATAAGCTGCACGATAGTAGTAATCCATTGCACCAGCTACTACTTTCTCTGACAAAGATTCTACTTTACTTGAACTATATAGAATCTTAGAAGCTTCCATATCCTGTGCACCAGCTCTATTGTTTTGTTTTTTTCCTGCTAGAGTAATCGCACCTGCATTAAAACTTACATTAAAGTTTGCCGCAGTAGGAGCATTTGCTCCAATTTCCTGAACATTCTGATAACTCTTTAAAGAGATACTTGCAGAAGGAACAGTAAATGTGGGGTTAACTGTTGGGAAGATAAGAGTATCAAAGATCTCATTATAACTCTTACCTGTAAGCTGTGCTACAGTTGTACCAGCATCAATACCTCCAAGTTTCTCTACAGTTGCTACTGTAGGATCTAATGAAGACTCATAAGAACCACTTGCTGTAGGATCTAAACTATCAAGTTTAGTTTTATCTTCCTTAGACATAAGACCGTCTGCAGTAACTGTAGCTTTACCTAGTAACAAAGTTGTAGAGGTGGAATCTGTATATGTAATTACAATTCCATTAGCATTGGCATTTAATGCTACATCTGATACTTTCTTATTAGAATCACCACCATACTCGGCGTTATTCATAATAATTTTCTTAGTATCAGTAGCAAAATAAATACCATCAGCATGTGTAATAGAATTATATGAAGCTGCTAGACCTCTATAAAATTTTACAACACTATTAGCCATGTTTTAAAAACTAATTGTTAACATCATTTCAAATTGTAGAGGAAACCTCTTCAATTTTATCTTCTAATTTTTGTATCTGTTGATCCATTTCACTCTTAGTATAATAATCCTTTAAATCTACGGTTATTTGTCCACTTCCTCATTTTTCCCACATATATACATCTTCTGTAGTACTTGGAGAATGAACAACAATATATTCTTCAAATAAGTCGTGAAGTACTGTCGATGTTGCAGGAATCATATATAATTTTCCTAACTTATCAACAGTTGGATCTCCTAACTCTTCAAAACTATTTGCGAATCTTATTTCAAATCCCGATGTATTAGGAAAAGATTTTCAAGCAGTTTCAAATTGTTCTTGTGTAAGAGTACCACCAACAGCAATATAAGAATTGTATAAAAAGTCTTGAACTGAATATTCATCCATGGATTCATCACAAGGATCATATCAAATCTTATCGTGCTCTGGTTCGTTATTTGGAAAATCAGATTGACATCCGATTGCTATATTTTCATCACCAGGATCTCCTTTTTCTCCCTGAGGAATTCCAAATTTAAGATTTGCATCACTAATATCTGGATTTAAATCAGTTACATAAGGTTGTGCATCTGGTGCTAATTTTTCTACTTCAGAAACTACAGTTACTGTAGCAGGTTTTCCTTTAGGAACTTTTACATTTAAAGCTCATTCTCTAGGAGCATTAGTTTTATCAATTACTAATGACGGATTTTGATCTCACTCAACAGTTTCAATAGTTCCTGCATTAAATCTAGGAAGAACAGAACCAGTAGAAGTAATCACTTTACTTGATTCCATAGTTAATTCCAAATGACCTTCTGCATCACTAATATTAACTGATTTAATACTATCTCCTCTTAATTCTTCTAAATAGCATAGTGTAACCCATTCACTAGTAGGATCTCCTAAATATCCCCATAGAATTCTATCATCTGTTAAATTATCAGGATCTCCAAATTTTCTAACAAGTGCAGGTGTTCTTCCAGAATCTCCTTTAGGTCCCTGAGGTCCTTGTGCTCCAGTAGCTCCAGTATTTCCCTTGTCACCTTTGGCTTGTCCTAATTTAATTCATGATTTTGGTGGATCATTCTTATCATAAGAAACAAACCAATATCCGTCTTCAATTTTCAATTGAGGCGTTATACCATCTTCACCGTCTTCTCCAGGAATGCCAGGTGCTCCAGTAGCTCCTGTTAAACCTTCAGCTAAAACTCTTTGTCCACTATCGTCAAATATTCATTCAGTTTTTTCATTAATAGATACTGTTCAATAATAATGATTATTAGATGTATCCTTTTTAATGCCGATAATAGGAGTATCTCCAGCGGGGCCTTTAAGATCACTTATTGAGGTTGAACTTGGAGGAGTATTACTTTCTTTTCAAGAAAGTATTCCGTTATTAATCTCTGGAACTCATACTTTTCCTGTAGGTCCTTCAACTCCCGCCATTACAAAAGCTCAGAAAAGATTTGGTTTAATACCAATGATTTTATCGTTTTCTCGAACTAATTCAGGCATATTTAACGAAGATGATGTATGACTTCTAACGCAAGACAATAAAGCTCCTTCAAATGATACAAAATCTACAATATATTCGTCATTGAAATAGTGAGTGTTTGTTATTCATTCTCCTGCCATCTTAAAGGAGGTTCCCTTATAGAAATCTCTTGAATTATAAGCTCCAGAATACTCTCTTGAATTTTGTAGATCTATAGTAGGTAATATATTATTTTTTTTCATAGCTTATTATTTTGATCCTAATATTAAAAATGGAACACTAATACTTGTTGTTGGTACTTTACCGTCTGCAGTTCTTATATCTAAAAAAGCTCCATTAATCCTGCCTCTTGCTGAACCATAGAACATTTTTAACAAAGCCCCATCTCATATAGGTTGTGAAATAGCTACAGTAGTTATTGATAGAGTTCTACCAGGATAAATACTTGTTAAATTTAAATTTGCAGCAAAATTTCCAGATTGACTCACAGTTAATACTAAGTCAGTTCTACACCTATAAAAAGAAGATAAAGATGGCACACCAGATGAATTAAAATAGACTTCTCCACATGCTAAAAACGAATCACTATTATAATCATCATAACTTCTATAATAAAGATCTGAACGTAGTGTTCCATTTTGCTTTCATGTTTTCAGCTCAAAATCTGATGTATTTTCTACCCAAATTGTTCCAACATAGTAGTTACTTACTATTGAGGATGGAACGAATTTAAATTCTACTACACCTCCTGCAGGAAGCAAAATTTGGGAAGCATTAAAAAGAATTGGTTCATCATAAGAGAATAATAGCCTACCATTGTAATATCCACAAATTTTAATAGATTCATCATCATGGCCATTATCAAATGGGTATACAAATAATTGTTTATCCGACTTGTTATAAATTGCACCAGAATATGAACCATCAATATTTAATTGATATTTAGAAGCATCTATTTTAAGTATTACATCTTCATGTATGGTTGGAGAATATACAATTTCTGAGTACAATGAATCTAATACATGTGGATCAGATGATTGAGTCAGTGTATATTGTTTAGTATTTTGAATAAGTGCATTATTAATTTTAATATTTGTTAAGTCAACACTTCCATCATCCCCAAATTTAATTTTTCCTGCAGCCATATGTCCAGCTCCAGTTCTAAAATTAAATAGTATATTTGGAGTAAATACACCTCCTGTAGGAGTTTCTGGATTAAAATTCTGGTATTGAGTAGATACTTGCCCACTAGAATCAATCCCTTGCTGACTAAACATATAGTCTCCATTAAATACAGCAGAACCAATAAGACCATTAGCAATGATTCCAATTTTAGTATATAATGCTTCAAATGCATCCAATTTAACTCAACTATTACTTGTATCAGTACTTGGAGATTCATTACTATGTAATGTTCCTTGCCACGTTCCCACTATATTTAAAACATAATAGTTAGCATCATTAGAATCATATACATAAGGAGTTTTATCTACAGTTCCTTGATATACAGTATTAACATTATAAATACCTTCAGGATAAATTATTTGTCCTTTAGAACCGTTCTCTCCATTTAACCCATTAGTTCCACTTAATTTAGTGGGAGTACTCCAGCTACCTTCAATTGTGCCAACTTTATCAGTATTACTTGTATAATTTACTCTGGCTTGAATAAACCAAATATAAGGAGTCTCTTCAGTAGGAGTTGGAACCGCTAAATTCCAACCTGTTGGTTGTCTTGTCGTTCCAGGAGTACTTGTTCCTCCATAAATTGTTGTAGTTCCTAAACAGTAACGAACTTCGATGCCAATTCCAGGTAATCCATCAACTCCGTCTTTACCTGCAGGACCAGGATCACCAGTAACTCCAGGTTCTCCTTTTATTTTAGTCCATTTATAGTCAGATGGATCGTCACTATCATTTATATTAAAATCTACATATACTCCAATTCAAGCACCTGGATCTTCTCCATTGTTACCTGTAAAGGTTACACCTCCATCATTAGAGTATTTAATATGTAGATAACTTGTTTTTCCATCTGCTCCATTAGTACCTGGGATACCTTGTTCCCCCTTTTCTCCTTGGATTCCCTCAAATCTTGCTCAAGTATAGTCAGAGGGATCTGTACTATCTGCTTGAGTAAAATCTACATAAGTTCCAATATATGTACTTGGAGTTTCAGTCATTTGACTTGAAGAAGTAGGATTTGCAACAGCAGAATATTTAATATGGAAATATGTAGTTTTCCCATCTTCTCCTGGAGTTCCAGGAATTCCATCTGTACCATTAGTTCCATTTTCTCCACTTATAACAACTGGAGTAGTTCAGTTTGTATTTAAAGTATCATCAGGATTAATAGTTGCTGTAGTCATCCAAAGATATCCATCTTTAGATTTTTCAGGAGGAACCACAGACCATCCTGAAGGAGTTCTTACTGTTGCGTTTAATGTAGGAGGATTTGAATTACTTGTATTTACGGCAAATCTAAATTCTGTAAATTTACCATCTTGAGCCTGACCATCTCTACCGTTAACTGGTATTACTTCTGACCATTCAGTTACAAGACCTGTCTCCCCATTAACTGTTCCAATACATTGTCACCAATTGCCACTAGTTGTAGGATAATCTTCCCATCCAGATGGACTAGGACTATTTCCTGTAGGCTTTGATGGTTTACTATCACTTAATTTATAAACGTATGTTTTCCAATTTGGTATTACTGCATCCTGTCCCTTTTCTCCTGTCATTTGAACAGGATCTGACCATTCTCCAACAAGAGTAGAATCTCTAAAAGATGCTGTGATTGACCATATAATTTCATAAGAAGTATGAATAGGAACAACTGTACTTCATACAGAACCAGGATTTGTATTTGTTTTATTTACAACTGGAGGAGTATTTACACTACTACTTTTTGCATACATCAACTTAATACTTAATCCATCTTCTCCATTAGAACCATCAGTTCCGTTTGTTCCATCCTTACCGTCTTTTCCGTCTTTTCCATCAGCTCCTTTAGGTAATCCAAAACTAAATTTGAATATATCTCTCTCTAAAACTACATTAGCATTAGCCTGAGTAGTTGAAGAGACATTTACTACTTCTGCATCAAAATTAGGAATTTCTCCGCCGCCAGAAATAGTTTTCCATTCAGTATCATAATCAGCATTAGACTTTTTAACTAAAGCTTGACCTGTAGTACCTCCAGGAACTACTCCTACTCCATCTGTTCCATTCTGACCTGGATTACCTGTTGCTTGTCCTATATCTTCTCATGTTTGTCCTTCATTCATTGAAAGCATTCAACGACCATTTTCTATTTTTAATTGAGGAGTAATACCGTTTTCTCCAGATGGACCTGTAGGCCCAATATCTCCAGGATCACCTTTTTCTCCTTTACCACTATTTCCCATGATAAAAGCTCAATAAGGATTTGGTTCTACTCCAATAATTATGTCGTTTTCATAGATCAACATAGGTTTATTTCATTCTGATGATAAATGACCTCTTAGACAATACAGTAAACTACCATTGTAAGATATAAAATCAACAATATGTTCATCATTAAAATAATGAGTATTAGGGGCTCAAGCACCTGCCATTTTGAAAGAGGTGCCTCTATAAAAGTCTCTAGAACTATACATATTGTAATATTCTTGTGAGCTTACTGCATCTTCTACGATTACATTAACATTAGATCTCTTCATAATATTGAATTATTTTAATTATTTCACTATTAGTTGGATTTCCGTGTTCAATATAATCAATTGCATTAACAATCTCATTCATTGTAAACAATGATTTCTTGTTAGGTAAATGTCCAATATTAATATTAATTAACTCTTGAACAAATATTTTATATAATTCATTATATAGAATTTCCACAACCACAACTATTATTTATGTTACCTAATTCCTCTCCACATAAAGAATTACATGAAGATAAATTATCTAATATTCTTTGCGCTTCTGTAAAGTTCCCCATATCTTTTAGATAATCAAACACATACATAGCACTTAATAAGAAATCTCTGCGATTCCTTAAATTTTCATCTGTTTTACATTTATCATAACTACATATCTTACTGTTACTCAACAGTAATTGCCGTTGCAAATATACTAAACATCTTTGTAATTTACAAACACTAAACACATTTTTTATTGGACAATAGAAAGTTTGTGATGCTTTATTTTCCTGAACTAAATCGTATGCCACTTTGTAGTTAACAATAACTTCAGAATTTTTAATTACTTCGTCTAAAGTATGTCCATCCTGATTTGTAATATTAGACTTATATAATTTTCCTTTAAAGAAAAATAATTCATCTATTAGGTTAATATATTTATCAGGTTCGTCTTCATCTTGAAAATAACTTAATTGAGGAATTACTAATTTATAATAAGAATATGTACCATCAATATCTAACATAAACTCAGATGCAAATCTAGTTAAATATTGTCCTCTATTATGTAGTTCTTTTCTTATTTTAACTGATTTAGGAAGTAGATTCTTATCAGTATTATAAGATAGGAATTCTAACATTATATACTGATTTAAATCTACTCCTAAAGCTAAATAATCACTATTATCTACAGCAATTAATTTACAATCAGATCTAACAATTACATCAATATTTATTTTTTTATTCATATTATACAACTTGTTTTATTTTATCATTATAAGGATTAGTATCAACTGTTTCTGCAGCTTGAATTTGAACTTGTTGCTGTTTTGTTTCAATAAGTTTATCGTTATAATCCTTATCGTTTTTAACTTTTTCTCTTTCAATAGCTACTTTTTCAGCTTCAAGTTGTAGTCTAGCTTGACTATTTTGTTCAAGTTGATTTTGTGATTGACCTAATTCCCTTTGTAATTGTTCATTTTGTTTCTGTAACTGTTGCAGATTTTGTTCATATTGCTGAAGTTGTTGCTGCAACTGAGAAACACTATTATTTTCTTCCTTCTTAACAGCAGTAGCTTTAGCTACATAACGTTTAAGTTCGGACATACTATTGGCAGTTGCAATACTTACTGCCATATCGGGATCTGACATTCCAGCTTTAATTAATTCAATATTAAGAGCCTTTACAGTTTCCATATCTTTAAAAGACTTAGAACTATCCTCAATATGTAAATCAAAATCTGTAAGTGTATAATGTTCAGGAAGTGCAGTAAATATTCTTGAATATTTATTACCTAACACAATAGTACCAGTAATACCATTTGGATATACTAATTTAGCTAAATTAAGCATATCATAATTAGCTTCTTTATAAATGATATCCATGGTCTCAAAATATTGTTTAGTTAATAAACCTGACATTTTAACTCCAAGTTGAACATTAGAAACTGCATCTCTCTGTTCATATTGAGCTAATCTTTCAGGTAACACTCCTGTAATTGAAGAAGCTTGTTGTTCTACAGCTTGAATAGCTGATTGAATGCCTTGAATAGCCTGAACTTTAACAGTATCATCAAATCCATTAAAAATCGTATTAGGCATACCTTCACTACCTTCTTCCTTACTATTTATTAATGCTAAACCATTCTTTTTATATGCTTGCCAAGCTTTAACTCTATCCGTTAATTTTTCACCTAAAAATGAAGGAATAAAAGAAACATCCATCCAATCTCCAACTCCTCCTGAAGAAGCAATAAGATTATCTCTAAAATATATAAGTAAATCATATTTCATTGTTTATTCGATATAGGTCGTTAATCTATATCCGTCTTTTCGACTGCTGCATGTCACCATGCAGATTAGACTATATCATACAAATTTGATTTAAAATTAATTCAAATAAATTCTGTTTCATTATATTTCATAACTACTTATAATTAATTTTAAATTAAACTTGTCCCCGCGCTTCCACTTACTTAAGTGTACTCCTTTCGGATAGTCGTTGAACTTTCAAAGATATTTCTATCTAAGCTTAGCTGCTGATTGTCTTAAATTTACTATTATTCAATTTAAGGTTTTCCAGCAATTCACGGGGTTTATACAGGACTCATATAATTTAATCCTGTAGGTCCATAGTATGTGCTATTAATGAATATGGATCTCCATTCTTATCTAAGAAAAACATTCCATTAACAGATAATCTACATCTACTAGGACAATCTGCACTTCTTACAATATACTTTGATTCTCCACGAGTAATATATACTTCTGAACCAATTTTTACTCCTTCATGTCTTGTTAATTCTCCAGTTTTATAATCTGCTTCAATTCATTCAACTTCATATACAGGAATAAGATGATTTTTTATAGGTTCTATTGAATCATAATCTCCAGGTCATCCTGGATGTGCTTCAAGTCCTGCAAGAATACCTGTATGTAAATTATCCGCTCGTAAATTAGGTTCAGCAGGTTTACCAACATATCTAACCAAATAAGTAGGAGATGTTGAATCAGCAGTTTGTTGCATATCTCTAATTTTCTTAGCGGCTTCTGTAGTTAATTCTGATCTGAATGTATTTAAGATATCCTCTCTTGACATCCATTTTCTAATAACAACTCTCTTAGAATCTGCTAGATAAGGAGAATTTGGATTACGTTCTATAAACGTATTAACAGGATTTAAAATTTCAATATTGACATTTGAATTACTTTCTGTAGGTTTTACTCTATAGTAACAAGTACCTGTAACAAGTAAATCTGTAAGTAATTCTGCCATTTTACGTTTTAAATCAATATTTCTTGATTGTCTTAAATAATCAAGAATATTTTGTGCAGCAATTTCATATTCTGAAACGAAAGATTGATCAATATCTTGTTGAATTGAGTTGATCTCTTTTTCAATAAAAGGATCATTTACAATTTCTTTGTTTTCAATAATAGCTGCAATAATGTTATTCTTTAAATACTGTTGCAAATAATTAAATACTTCTGCACTAATTTTAAGTTGCTTTTCTCTCATTATATTTGAAACAGTCTTTTCATCTTTGCAAGATACTTTTAAATCTTGATTTAAACCTAGATATTCTCCAACTAATACATCAATATGTTTCTTAATTAATGGTGTAAAACTAACTGATGTAGGAGTTCCAATTCCGTAATTTTCTTCTAGGTGTTTGAATTGATCTGCATCTCTACGACAATGATAATATCCATAAGCTTTTCTTATAGCAACTTTATCATATACAAGATTACCTATCGCATCATTAATCTTCTTTACTTCATTCTCTATCACCATATTCTAATACTATATATTGATTTCCTTCACCTGGAGTAGTCATTTCTCCAGAATAATATTTTGTTCTATCTAGTTGTCTGTTTCTAAGTTCTTTTTCAAGAAATTCGAAAAAACCTTCTTCATCACCTTCATAGACTAAAACTAATGGAGCTTTTCATTGATTCAAATCTAAACTTAATTTCCATTGATTACCATCTATAGTTAATGTAAAGTCTCCAGTGTAATATGCACACATAGCCTTTTCAATTATTTCATATACTTTATCAACGAGTTCCATTCTTTTGCGGTATTACTCCATATTCTTTATAGCCTTTTTCATTAGTGAACCATCCAATATTTTCTCATTCTTTTGCTAATTTATCTTGAGCAGCAGGTCGTATATTCATTAATTCTTCATCTGCAATTTCCGCCATTTCCATAGCTGCAATAATATCGAACTTTCGTTTATTTTCTCAAGAATATTTTAACAATTGCTCAAGCATTTCATCAATATCAATTGAATAACAGTAATCATTAACAAAATTATTAATTAATTCAAGACCATGCTTGATAATAGCTTCTGTAGCTGGTACACCAATCATTTGTGAGTTGCCTCTTTTCATATCTCCAAGAGTTGAAGCAGGACGTTTCATAAATAGACTATCTTTCTTTTTTTCTTTAAAATATGTAACAATACTAATCTTAGTATGTTCAAGTAGTGCTTTACAATTATATCATACTAATAACTTCATTGCTACATCATACGCTTCTCGAATATCTCGAGGACGATCTTTATAGATCGCAACGTATTTAGCTTCTTGTAATCCATATATACGTTTCTTAATAACTATACAAAAATCAGATACATCTGTTGAAGTAGAAGAATCTCCAGAACCTTGGTCAATAGAGTCTATTCCCGCAACATATAGATTTTTTAATACAAGACCATCTTCGTCACGAAGTGGCCTTTCATATATAGCAATTTTACTATTTGGATTACTTATAACTTTTACTTTTGTTAAATCAGGAGTATCTCCAGAACGATCTCATAATAATGATACGTATTCTAGTTTTAATCCTGCTTTAAATATCCTAATTTGGGTTAATCTATCTGCAATTGCAATTGAATCAAAGATATTTTCACCCTGTTTATATAACGCTTCATTTGGAATAAAACAGTGCTCTGCACAATAATCAAGTAGATCTTTACCACTTAGCTTTTTACGTTCTTCCTCATAAAACTTTTTAAATTCTTCAGATTGTGTAACTCCTCTTGTATCTAAAAATTCTTCTCGTAAACTAAACTTATGAGCTGGAATAAAGAAAGCTGTTAATTGTGGCTTTCTATCTTCTGTATCATAGTTTTTATATGGAAGTACATTATACCCTTCTGGTTTTGCAAAAATGTTTGATAAACCTTCAAGTGCCATATCATCACCACCTGTACCTAAAGCAATACGTGTTCCAAAATGATAACCACCAAGCTCAACAAGGGCATTACCTTGAATCCAACTTTTAGTTAAATATTTATTAGATCCTGCTTCTTCATAGATTAATCTATCGACACGATCACCACGAATCTTATCAGATGTATCAGCAATTACTGAATCAATTTCTGACATTCAACCATATTCAACTCCATCAGGAGTAACTTGAGATGCACGTTTAGTATCTGCATTATTAACTTTTTGGCGTAGGTGACGCATACCTCCATTAGTATTCATGTCTAATCAGTTTAACTGCTTTCAACATTTAGTTTTTAAAGGAGTAAGTTTACCTTCTGCAGCACAAGTTAATAAGGAACGATAACCTCTATTAGTTATATAAGGTCTTACTGCTAAACAAGCAACAATCTCAGATAATCCAATACCACGAGCTTTTAATATAGCTACATCTTTGTGTAGTCTTTCAGCCATTTCAACATAATGAAAGAATTCATATTGTTTAGCTAGAAATGTAGGAAACTTTTCATTACGACCAGCACCACCTCTAGCTCCTTCAGAAATAACTTCCATTCTATAGAAATTTAAAAAGAAATAATGATCTCCTGTAATTCTATATTTGCCAACTGTATAACCTTCAGTACAACGTTTATATTGTTCTCTTCAGAAATCATTATAAGGCTTTGAATCTGCAGGATATTCCGTATATGAACCAGTTCTATCATAAATTTGAGCTAGTTCATTAAAAGGAGTAGGATCAAAATCTAAACCTTGAGTTTCATTAATTGGTCGATATCCAGTTAACTCATATGATAGCTCTGGATCAAAGTAAAGTACATCTTCAGTGACCGCCACATCTCACAAACCATCTCTCTTTTTATAAAAATCAGTTGCAGTATACTCAAATTGTTCTGTAGTATCTTCTTTCTGATCTCCAAGCATTTCTTGTAATTGCTTTTTTAATTCTTCTTCGAATTTATCTGAAAAAGATTGAGGAGTTGGTTCAGGATCTTTTATTGATTCTCTAAGTTCTTTATATTTCTCTTTAGCTGTTTTCTTTCTTTTGACTTCTGATTCTTCTTTATTTTTTATCTGTTCAAGCATTTTTTTACGTGCTTGAGACATTGAAGATTTAATTGTCTTTACCATACTTAACTATCCATAAATCCAGGTTTTACATCACCTCTATTTTTAGCATTGGATTGCATTTGATCTTTTTTATAATTAAGCTCAAGTTCTTTTAATTTATCTGCCATAACTCCAATACTAGCAATATCAGCTAATACATCTTTTGCCTTAAAGATAGGTTTACTATTATTATCTCTCTCTTCAAGGTCTATATTATCTAAAGATACTCTCATTTTTTCAAGAGTTCGATACGCTGTTTTTATAAGGCTAAGTATTCTAGAAGAATCTTTGATTTCCATGTATTTTCTAACTGCTGCATGGAAGACTGGATCATCTCATTCTTCTTGAGTTAATCCAGAATCTTCCATAGCTGCATCATGCTTTTGTCTCTCTAAGTATTGTTGATATGGACTTTTTCAGTCACAAAACAACCATATATATTTAAATTCTCTTCAAGCTCTTAACCTCTTTGTTCCTTTTGGATCTTCTTTACATTTATTTCTTTCTATATCTCACAGCGCTGCAAACTCCTTTATTAATAGTATTTCGTATTCGTTAATCTTTAGATTACATGTTACATTATCATAAAGGAATAAATCTAGCATTACTTTTTATTTAATTTTTCTTTTTCCTCTTTTGTAGGTTTGTAATTATTGTCTTGAACCCTCTGAAGCGCATTTCCTGAAGGAGTATATACTCCAGAAGTACGATAATATAAGGTATCTCCAGGCATAGTTTGAGTACCTAAGTACGGATTTTCAAAAGTTGGAGCAATTACATGTCTACGAATAGAGTCGATTAATTGATTATTTGTTCCTGGAATCGTACCTGCAATAATCATTTCTCTATCTATTACACCTCTATCTGTTAGATTACCTACATTATTAACAACAGTGTCTCGTTTTATTTTAGGAATTATTTTTCCTTCAGCAAATTTTTGTGCTCCAAACTTTGATTGGAGTTCTTTATATCTATTACTTACAGGAGACGACCGTCTCAATCCTAAAAATCCAAGAATTCCAGAATCATCTATATTACTATCTACTCTACCTCCAATGCCATTGTGTATATAAAGAGTATCCTGTTTATTTGGAGATACTAATTCTGATGTTGTAATATTATTTCTAGTAATTTGTCTTAAACCAACACCGTTAGGTAATACAGTTTGATTAACTCCAGGTTTTAAACTTCTAGCAACTTGTGCTCCATTATGTACTCATTTATTAGGACCATATTCAAATAAATCTACTCCATGAAATTCCTTACGAGCTTTATCAGATTTTCTTTGAGAAGTTTTACCTCCTTCTTGGAAAAATGAACCAAGGTTTCTTGGATTGATGCGGTGTTCAATAGGAATAGATCCTAAAGTAGCATTATTTCCATAATTGACCGACATACTTCTAGGTCCTATATATCTACTATCAAACCTATTAGGATTACCTAAATTAGATGCCACTATATAATCACTATATAAAGGATTAGTTGCAACTAGTTCTTCGTTCATATTTGCTGGTCTAATTCCTTTAGCTGCAGACATTCCAGCTTCTTCTGCTCCAGAAATATTTCTTGATCCAAGATTAGATTGTGGAAGTTTTGGTTTCTTAGGAGCAGGTCTTGTTGGAGCTAATTGAGTTCCATATAATTTTCCATTTCAAGTAAAGCTAGTAAGTCCTGCACTTCTAGCTGCTGCAAAAGCTTGATTGAAATTACCTTGAGATAAATCAGGAGTAACATTAGTTTGTACATTTACTTTAGGAGTAATTCCAGTTTTCATAGATACTCCAAAAGATAAAGGTTGAGAAACAATTGAACCTTCAGTTTTTGTTACTTTAGGTTTAGAATTATCTCCTACAATATTTTTCATTGCAGCTGCTTTGACTTCTCTTCTACTTAATCCAAGATCTTGATCCTTAATAGCAGATTTCATATTTCTATATGCAGTGCGATTGAATTTAGAAGATTTCTTACCTTCTTTTACAACCTTCTTATTTTCTTTACGCTCATTCTTTGCAGATCCTCCATCTTTAAATTTATTAACAAGATAAGCAAGTTTGCCTCCTTGTTTAAACATTCCTGCAGATTGCTCTTGTTTAAATTGATTAATCAATCCAGAAATAGTATTCATACCATCTTCTGTTTGTGCTAATTCATTTAATTTTCCTACAATTTCTTCAGGGGTTTTATTTTGGAATTCTTCTACTTTAGATGGAAGTCATTGAACAAATTGCATTAATTCTTCTTGTTCCATTATGATATTGTTTTATTATTAATATCTGTTGTAGAGCAAGTAATTTCAAATTTATTATATTTAGGGTCTAAAGGTTGCGAAGGATAAATCCAAATAGGAGTAGTATTTGGAGTAGTTGTAATTGTATAATTCTGTCCTTCCAAAAACTCTTTAATTTCAGCTACAGTACCTTCTATTATTATACCATTACTTAAATAAGCTTTCATAGTTACTTGTTCTTATAAAATTTTAAATCTTTTGTTGAGAATACTGCTTCACGTAAAACCATATTCCTATCAAACCATCTACATTTAATACCTTTAAAGATATTAGTTATTTCATTACCATGTTTGTATGATTGTGTAATTTTTTCTACTACATACATAACAGGAGATATAAGTTCACCATGTTTTAAAGTGACTATATCTCCTGGGTTAAAAAACGTTTTTTCAATTTCGTTTATCATATTATTCTTTGTCCTTTTCAATTACTCGACATATAATGTTTTGTTCACTGATAGCGTAATAACCCATATTATTGAATGGAACGGGTGCTACAGAATTTCTGTAATATATATCCTCTCCAGGTTTTACGTATTTACATTCGGGTCCTGCAGAAATAACAGTACCACATGCAATGAATTGTTCGGCTCTCTCCATCTCACCAGTATCATCAGACTTATATGTATCTGCAAAAAGATCTCCTGGAAGAATTAAACCTGAAGCACTTGTCTTAATTTCTCTATAAGGATTTTTTTCAAATGGTTTTATAATAACAGTATATCCAGTTGCAGCTACCTTCATTTTAGATGCATCTTTAGTACCTTTATTTAATTCAAGTAATCTATTTGCTGTTAAAAGCTGTTCTTCCTCCATTTTTTTATTATGAGCAGCAATTTCCTCAGGAGTTAACTCCTTTGTTTCATGTTTAATATTTGCTCCCATAAGATGAACTCCCATTTCTTGCATGTGTGCATTTCCTAAAAGATTTTTTCCCATAATCATTTACATTTTTTAAATTTAACTTATTACCATTTATTGTTATAGCATTGTTCGTCTTCAACTCTTACTTTTGCATCTAATACGCATCCACAAAGATCACAAATATCTTGTCCACATAATTTTGTTTTATACGAGCAAGTGCTACAAATTGCCAGTCTTTTTTCTGCTAATTCAGATTTTTTATTAAATATTTTTCTATACCATCCAATAATTATATTCTTAACTTTCTTCATAATATGCTTTACAAAAAATTACCTGATCCAGTGTACTTGTCATTACTTAAATCTCCAGTATGCTTGTGTTTTCCTATATAATATCTGCCACTCGGAAATCCGCAAAGAAAATGTATTTTATAAATATAATATATTACCATTTCATTACTATACATTTTGCTGCAGGCAGTTTTGTTTTTCGATTAAGAGCACATCCGCATCCTTTTCTATATCCAATTTTTGGTCTATCTGAATAGTCTGTTTTATTATTTTCATTAATATATAATCTAGGATTACATATTGGACCCATTGGTGTTTCTTTGTATAATGGACATTCTTTACAAACCGCTAATCTTTTTTCAGATAAGTCTTCGTTTTTTCCAAGAGCTTCATCGACATGTCCACTAATAATATCTATCCATCCCATAATTAAAATACTATAGGTTTATCTAAATCCAACTCAGATTTAATCTTTATATCTCTTTTATAATGTTTCAACATTGTTTCTACATCTGATTTTAAATAATCACATTCATGTTCTGTAATATGATTATTATGGTCAATATGTATTAGTACTAAACGTTTAATATTAAAGTTTGGATTAATTTTCTGTAATAAATATGCATATAATGACAATTGTAATGTATAATGATAAAAATTACAGTCCATAATATTATTCATTGGGAATTTCATCATAGTTCTACTTTTAGTAGCTCTATTATAAAATGATTCTTTTTCTAATTTCTTATTAGTCTTGTAATCTGCAATTATGATATCGTTCCTATCTTTAATAAGTAAATCAAGTTGTCCTGCAATTCTTAATAAACCATCTTCTGATTTATAACTAATCATAAATTCAGGATAAACTCCTTTTTCTAAATCCAATTGATAATATCCCTTCTTACAAGTGAACTTTCCTCCAAGACCGAATTTCCTAAGATCTTGTTCTTCAGATTGATAATACATATTCTCAAATTGAGCATGTATTTTTGTTCCTCTTTCGCAAGATTTATTTCTTTCAGTTTCATATGATTGAAGGATCTCAGTACGTTTACTTTCAAATTCTTCTTTACTAATTTTTAATTTTTCAAGAAGTTTTGGATCTCATCTTTTAGTATTTAATAATGAAGTCTTTACGACTTTAAAAATTTCTGAATCAACTAAAGCTTCACAAGCTTTATAAGCAGATCAAAATGCCGAATCAAACTCATTAACATATTTATGTATTAGAGTAGTAACTGATACATAAGGCTTATTATCATATTTATCTAAGTATAGATGTTTTGCATCTGAATAAATAACATCTTCTGTCTCTTTATCTACTTGATAACCATTAACATATTTTTCTTTTACATTATCTAACTTTGGCATTATTTATAACATTTGGTTTTATATATTGTTCTATTATAGCTCCATATCTAATTAGGTTTTCTTTAATCTCACTTTCTTCATATTCTATATTATTCATATTCTCTCAAGTAAATCCAAGAATTCCAGTTGGAGTTTCAATATTATCTTTTAATAAAATACAAGCGAGATACTCTATACCATTCTTTCTAAATCGATCATATAATACATGATCTAGTGGTTCTAAAGTAGCAAGGTTGCCAATAAAAGTTGTATGTGTTTTCAAATAATCTGGAAGCGTTAACCAGCTAAGATGAAAATTATCATACTGTTCTTTAATTGAATGTATACCTTCTCCACATAATTCAAACCTCATTGATCCATACAACCAATCCGAAATACCATTATGATACTGAATAATTCATACTCGATCTGCATTTGACCTATATAAAAGCTTAGGTAATAGATCTTTAACCTTTTTATCATCATTAATTCTATTTACTAGTTCTTGAGTATGTTTTTGTGCCATATAATCCGAATACTTATCAAATAAGAATGCAGGATTATAACATATTCGTAACGTAATACTTAAAATAAACATAATAATTAAGGCTTTAAGAATATTACATACCCCATAATCTTTTATATATTGTAAAATTGTCCCTAATCAGGTTAATCCTGAAGTTATATCAGGTTGTTTCTTAGCCATATCTGTTTCTTTAAATTATTTGTATAATTTTATTTGGATGATGCAAATATATAATAATTTTTTTGTATATCCAAATAAATCAGTAAAATGTTTGTATTTAAATAAATAAATAACTATATTTGCACAAATAATGTGCATATTTAATTATTAATATTATAATTATGAAATACAACGATGAAATTTTAAACAAAATTGCGCAGGC